CAAGACTTCTTGGTAAGCGTCAGGAAATGCTTCAAGATGCTGAAAAATACATTCAGAAGATTGAAGCTGACCGTGTAATGCAAACTGAAAAAGCATTGGAAGAAAACAGGAAGGTTTATCAAACTCATCTCCGAACCCTATGGGATAAATACAAGGAGAAGATTCCGGGTTTGGTCGGAGAGGATGGCAAAGAAACAGAAGCATTCAAAGAGATGCGAAACAAAACAATGTCTTTGGACTTCTCTAGGGCTGGGACTCGTGATATGGCTCTTGCTTCCTTTTCTGGAGTGATGGTAAAGCATCTTGCTGGAGAGATTAATAATCTCCGTCAAAGACTTCATGAGTATGAAGTTGGTGATGAAAAAGCAATTAAGGCTAGGGCTAATACTGGGAATAGCATTAATTCAAGTAAGGCATCTGCACCTTCAGGTGATAACAGGAGCTTTGTAGAGAGATTTGGAGATATGGATTTCTCTGGTTAAATAAATTAATTTTTTTCTGGACAAAGCGGGTGAATTCGGCAATTGTTTCTACGAACCTAAGATTTGGCAGGTTCTAAAAGCAGACCAGATTCACCCGCTCGCCGTGTTAGTGCGTTCTAATTGAAAGCATTTTCTGAGTAATCCCATCTGGGACAAACTCTGTTTTCCTCGTAGTGATACGTCACTATATTAACGCTAACTAACAAACTAAAATTCTAACTGAAATAAAATTATGCCTGCTCCAACAATCAACGACTTCCTAGTCGAACAAGCTCCGCAAATCGGAACTGATATTAACCAAAAAATGATGAGCCAACCCACTCCGTGGATTACGCTCTATCGTCAAGAAATGTGGGAGGATGAAAAATCTTCCGTGCAAAAAACATTCCAATTCGACCGCGTAATGCTGACGGATGAGAATGGCGCAAATGCTGCAACTACCGATCCTGTAGATTGGGCAGACATGAGCACTGCTGCATCTGACACTAACAACGGTGCGTATTCGCAAGCCGCTGACAGCACTGGTGGTGTTCCACCCGCTGACTTCGTTGCTTATTCGCAAACCATTCGTGACTTCAATCTGAAGCACAAAGCTATTTGGGGTCCTCCAATGAACACAAACAACCTCCGCGACAAGTTCGTTCGTGTCCAACAAATGAATGCTTGCGTAAAGGCTATGGCCGAGCAAGAGCGTGAGTTTTGGATTGAGCGTAAGCGTTCTGAGTATGAGCGTGTTTCGGACAATCTTGTTGTTCTTGATTCTGGTTTCAACCTTACTGGTGGTGATTATGATAGCTACGGCTTCCCTTCCGCAACTGGAACTGATTCCTCGATTCTGACCAATGGATTCCTTGATTCCGTTTATGAATACCTGAACTTCCAAGGCGCTGCTGAAGGTGCTCTTGGCATGGCTGAAAACCGTCCTGTTTATGGACTGGTTACTTCCGCTCGCCAATCCCGTCGCCTCATCATGGCTGATCCCGATATTCGTGAGGATTTCCGTTATTCTAGCATGAATGAAAAGCTTCTTGGGCCTATGGGTCAAAAGTGGACTTACAACGGATTTAGTCACATCAATGATGACCGGATTCGTCGCTGGGAGAAATATCATACCGCAGCTTCTGGCGCGGATGATACTCGTCACATCGACGACATTACTCGTGACGCTGGCAACAAGACGGCTGTTATTACTGTCAACTCTGGCTTCAGTTCGGGAACGACTCTGAATACCATTCTTGGCACTACCTACATGACTCGTCTGTTCCCGGGAAGTCAAATCACTCCGTCTTCGGGGACTTACAGTGGTGTTCCACTTATTGTTGTGAAGTATCTTACTGCTACTACCTATCGCGTTAAACGCGCTGATGGTGCAGTGTTCTCAGCAGACGATGCAACTGATGACATCTACTTTAAAGCATGGCTTCGTATTCCTCAGTTCGTTATGAACATTGCTGGAACCAAGCGGATTCCTAATCCAGATTGGCTTGAAGGCACTTGGGAAGATTCCTTCATCTTCCATCAAGACGTTGTTTGCTCGAAAGTTCCTCGTCCAATCACTTCGGTTGGCAAGGCTCAATTCGATGCCGTCAACTATGCTGGTGAGATTAAGTGGACCAACTACGATGACAAGTCGGATAACCCTGATGGAACTATCGGACAATTCCGCGCTGTTCTTGCAAGTGGAACTAAGCCGCTTAATCCTGAGTATGGTATTGTTATTCGTCACCTTGCTGTTCCAAGTCCAGATGGCCGAGTTAATCCCGGCGACTCTCTTGGTCTGTAAGTAACCTTAAACCCCGGTTCGAACGCCCATTCGGGCCGGGGTTTTCTTCTTAATGGGTAACTCGATAAAAATATGAAAACAATTCTTTCACTCGTTCTTCCAACTAAGGCCACATGGCGTTACATTAACAAAGGTCGCAAGGCTCTTGGTTTTGTTGACAGTGTTTTGGCAACAAGAGATGCTGAGGGTAATATCCATGGTGTTAATGAACTCACTGCTAGCGATGTTGATTCATCTGTAGCTAATGGTGACGTTATCAATAAGCGTTTGAATGTAGTGGTTGGGACAACTCCAACTGTAACTCTTCCGCTTGCTGCTGCGTTTCCTCGTGAAGTTTTCATTCTTAACACTGCTTCTGGAAACTGCACTGTTGATGGTTCTGGTTCTGAAGTGATTCTGACTGGCACTGCTGACGCAGCAAACGTTGTTATTGCTACAGCAAAAGCTGCAAGGCTGCTGTCTGACGGAACTCGTTGGTATCATGTGTCTAATGATGCCTAAATAATTATGCTCGCCTCATACTTTTTATGGGGCGAGCTACTTTTTCTCTAATTGCTCCTTATTTAGTCGGGGCTAAAACAACTAAAGAAATCAACCAATGCCTGACTTATACAGAAATAATCCAATTACTGCCAATGGCTCTTATGATCTAGCAGTTAATATGGGGGATGTTTATCTCTTCACATTAAAAGGGACTTTTGGTGGCGCGACAGTAGTGATGACCATTCAAAGCAATGTTGACAAGAGTTCTTTTGATAGTGTCGCTGATGGATCTTGGACTGCTCAAACAGAGCAGACATTAATTCCATCTGGAACTTTAGTTCGCCTTACTGTTACCAATGCCTCTGGCAGCACTTCTATTCGCACAAACTTTGTCCCAATCTCCTAATGTTATTCGGTAAAGGAATACTCAATCCTGCGCAACTCCGCGCTAACTCCTTAGTTGGCACAGGGATTATTGGGGGGCTGCATCCCGGAAAGATTCCGGGTCTTTATCCTATTGAATCTGATCCCGATGCGAAGGCATACATCAATGCAGTTGTCGCTGCTGGTGGGACGGTTAGCGAAGGGCAGAGGACAGCAATCAATACCTTCTACAAGACAGGGAAAGCCGATGGCTGGTATTCCTCGCTGAAACGTCTCTACCTTCCAATCTGGGGAGTCGCCGCGCCAAATGCTATCTGCATGACAAGCCTGACTAGCGGCACGTTTGTCGGCAGCGTGACGCACGGGGCGGGCTTTGTCCTGAGCGACATCACAACCGGCTACATGGACACCAATGTCGGGCTTACGACTTTGGGGCTATCTCTAAGCAGCTACCACTTCGCAGGGCTTTACAAGGCATCGTCGAGCAAAGCCAACTCCTATTTGTTTGGTGCTTCGTTAGGAAGCAACGTCAACCGGATATTCGTTAGTGGCACAACTGTGACCGCAGATTTACATAGTGTGATAACTGGCAGGGCAAGTGGCACCGTGGCTAGTGGAGACAGACTTGGCATCTTTACTTTTAGCGGTGCGGCATCAGCGCGTTTTCTTAAAAGACGCAAAACCAGCGGAGTCACTACGCTCGGATCGACGACAACGACAATTACAGCGCAGCCAAACAACCTCAACGTCGCGTTCCTAGCCAACAATAGTTCAGGAACTGTATCTAGCTTCTGCGGAGAAGAGATCGGCGCGTTCAGCGTCGGGCTTGAACTAACCAACGCGCAGGACACCGCATATTCCCTCGCCCTCAAAAACCTCTGGGAAGGAACCACTAACTTGGTTCTTCCTTAAATTCACTTTACCATGATCGGATTCGTCGTCACTCCAGAGCAAGCCGAAGCAGCCAACGCTGCCATTGCAGAAGCGCAGACAAGTCGTGGTATGCCCGTGTTTTGGCTGGCGGGCAGCAACCCTATCTACACCGGAGAACACGCGGGAGAATCCTTTATTCCATGCGACGACGAAACGCTCTCCACCCCCCTTATCGGACACCCGCCACAGACTCCGCAGGATTTCCCTGAGTTCGCCGTAATCATTGATTCAATGGGTGGGCTAGACGCTCGCATTGATATTCCAGCCTCCGACATTGCCCCACCCGAACAACCATAACCAATGCTCGCCGCCAACTACAACATCACGATTGATCGGGCAGCCGAATACACGTTCGTGCTGACGATCCAGAATCAGGCTGGAACCGCCGTGAACATTAGTGGTTTTACTTTTTATGCCGACATTCGTGATTTAGTTAATGATACAGAAGCTGTTTCTTTTGCTTATGTTATTCTTGATAGTGGAGTAAATGGTCAAGTATCATTTAGTCTTACGGAGGCAAATACGCTATTACTTCGTCCTGCGGGTAGATACAGTTATGACATATTTATGATTCGAAGTGGCTCGACAGAGCGTTTGCTTTATGGTTCAGTGACTGCGCGGGCCAACATAACTAAAGGGGTTCCAATAGATCCAATCAGCTAATAAAATGCCATCAGACACCTATACCTTAACCATTTCCGACGTTGGCGTTAGTACGCCATCCGCAGGTTCAGTTACGAATACATCCGTCGCTGCTGGCGCAGCAATCGCGTTTAGCAAGCTGGCGACCCTGACCAGCGGGAACATTCTTGTTGGCAGCAGCGCAAACGTCCCTACGTCCGTTGCGGTTACAGGAAATGTTACGTTGTCTAATACGGGAGTAACGACCATTGCCAACGATGCCGTCACCTTCGCCAAGATGCAGAACGTGGCAGGTTTGTCTATCCTAGGCAAACCAACTTCAGGGTCGGGGGACGTTGAGGAAATCGGGTCTTCCTCTTTCATGCTGGACGCCTCTACTGGATTTTTGAGGCAAGCTGATGCGACGTCTGCACGATCCACCTTGGGCATAGTCGATGCCGCCACGGGCAACGCTCTTCTATCCAGCGGCGTAGGCGTAGCCCCAGCCTACGGAAAGGTAGGACTTACCACTCACGTCTCCGGGACTCTGCCCGTTGCGAATGGTGGAACTGGCGTAACTACTTCGACAGGAAGTGGAGCTAACGCACTGGCTACTTCTCCGACTTTAGTCACACCGATCCTAGGAACGCCCACCTCTGGCACACTCACAAATTGCACTGGTCTTCCTTTAACTACTGGCGTCACTGGAACTCTGCTTGTTGCGAATGGCGGCACTGGTGTAACTACTTCGACTGGGAGTGGAGCTAACGCACTGGCTACTTCTCCGACCTTAGTTACACCAATCTTGGGTACGCCTACTTCCGGCACACTCACAAATTGCACTGGTTTACCAATATCCACTGGAGTTTCTGGACTCGGCACCGGAGTAGCAACTTTCCTCGCAACTCCTTCTAGCGCAAATCTTGCTGCGGCAGTTACAGGTGAGACGGGATCAGGTGCGCTTGTCTTCGCTACCTCTCCGACCTTAGTTACGCCAATCTTGGGTACGCCCACCTCTGGCACGCTTACAAGTTGCACTGGTTTGCCTTTAACTACTGGTGTTACTGGAACTCTGCCCGTTGCAAATGGCGGAACTGGCGTTACCACCTCGACTGGGAGTGGGGCTAACGCACTGGCTACTTCTCCGACTTTCGTCACTCCCGTCTTGGGCACGCCCACTTCTGGCACGCTCACGAGTTGCACTGGTTTGCCCCTAACCACTGGCGTTACTGGCACTTTACCTGTTGCGAATGGTGGAACTGGCGTTACCACCTCGACAGGAAGTGGAGCCAACGCACTAGCCACTTCTCCGACTTTGGTTACGCCGATCTTGGGCACGCCTACTTCCGGCACACTCACAAATTGCACTGGTCTGCCTTTAACCACTGGCGTTACTGGACTCGGCATCGGAGTGCCAACTTTCCTTGCAACTCCTTCAAGTGCGAATCTTGCTGCGGCAGTTACAGGAGGGACAGGATCAGGTGCGCTTGTCTTCGCTACCTCTCCGACCTTAGTTACCCCCGACCTAGGCACACCTACTTCTGGCACGCTTACAGACTGCACTGGTTTACCAATATCCACTGGAGTTTCTGGACTCGGCACTGGAGTAGCAACTTTCCTTGCGACCCCGTCTAGCGCGAATCTTGCTGCGGCAGTTACAGGTGAGACAGGATCAGGTGCGCTTGTCTTCGCTACTTCTCCGACTTTGGTTACTCCTGTAATTGGAGCCGCCACAGGCACGAGTTTAGCGGCTACGGGCGCAATTACTTCTTCCGGCACAGCAGGTATAGGCTATGCAACAGGAGCGGGGGGGACAGTAACGCAACTTACAGACAAGGCTACTGAGGTCACACTCAATAAGACTTGTGGTCGGATTATAATGCACGACGATTCATTAGCGCATGGTACTACTGTTTCATTTACACTAGCCAATAGCACAATAGCCGCTGGTAATGTCCTAATTCTTAATCATGTCAGTGGCGGCACCGCTGGTAAATACCTACTGAATGCTCAGTGCAGTAATGGATCAGCAAGTATTGACGTAACCAACATAACTTCGGGTGCTGAATCAGAAGCCATTGTCATTGCCTTCGTAGTCATCAAAGCCGTAACAGCATAATGCCATGACCAAGTTTCCCGACACCGCTATTTTCAAAGACGCAGGGATGCGGGGCGACTCACGCATCTTTCAACTCACTGCGCCGTTCCGATACTACTCCCGTATCGGGTGGATTGAGATACCTGCTGGCTTCAAGACGGACGGAGCGTCAGTCCCACGCGTGTTCTGGAACATCCTTTCACCGTTCGGCACGTACTTCCCCGCCGCACTCATTCACGACTATCTCTACTCCAAAGCTAGTTCGTTCCACATTACCCGTGAACAGGCGGATCAAATCTTCCTCGACGCGATGGACGACCTTGGTGTCGGCTGGCTGATCCGCCGTACGATCCACCGTGCCGTTCGCCTTGGCGGATGGAAAGGCTACAAGAAAAGCAAACTACAAGACGACTTCCAACCAGAATGAGCGACAACGAAACATCAGAGCTTTCCCGCGAGTGGCGGCAATCCGTCCGTGATGAAATGCGGAAGAATGGCGAAAAGCTGGATATGGTTCTTGTGGAGATTGGAAAAATCCGCAACGAGTTCGCCCCTGTTGATAGGCATGAGGATTTAGCAAGCCGCGTCCGTAGCCTAGAGGAAAATCAAGCTCGCTTTCTTGGTGGAATTCTGATACTTAACTTCATTGGCGGAATTGCTCTGGCAATTATAATGAAAATCTGGAAATGAAAAACCTCATAACAGAAATTATCCGTATCGCCAAGGCGGAAGTCGGCGTTCGTGAAGTCGGCAATACAAACTGCGGCGTTCGCGTGAACGAATACAAGGCTGCGACATGGCTGAACCCAAAGAGAGGCTGGCCGTGGTGCGCTGCTTTCGTCTGCTGGGTAATCCGCGAGGCGTTGGCATCATCCAACACGAAGCAGACAAAAACATTCAAGCGTCCGAGAACCGCTGGCGCATGGGACTTTGAGAACTGGTCTATCGAACAAGACTCAACGACTTGGCTGCGGCGTTCTCCAGGCAAAGACATCATGGCAGGGGACATCGTGATATTCACCTTCTCCCATATTGGCATCGCAGTTTCCTCGCCCGACAAGAAGGGCAATGTTACTACGGTCGAGGGGAACACGGACGAGGCTGGGTCAAGAGAGGGTGGTGGGGTTTACCTTAAGACCCGACACCTCTCGAAGATCCGCAGTCGCATTCGATTCAACGTCTGAGCAAACAATTGCGCAAAAAGCAACTACTCTGTCTGATTTGAGCAACATTACACGCAAATGAAACCACTGAAAAGCAAGTCTAGAATTATTGTCCTTTTATCTGACCTGCATATTGGTTCAGTTGTAGGGTTGTGGCCGTCAGATTTTATATCTAATGAAGGATTTTTGATTGGGCAGAATGCCTTTCAAGAATGGTTATGGGCTTGTTGGCAAGATTGCCATGAGTGGATTTCAAAGACTGTTGGGGATGAACCCTATGATCTGGTAATCAATGGAGACTTGGTTGAAGGTATCCACCACCGGACAACTCAAGTAATGAGTGCTGATGTTGGGGATCAATCCTCTGCCGTTATTCAGATTCTTGAACCCGTTACAAATAAAGCTGCTGGTATCCATATCATCAAGGGAACTGAGTGTCACACGCGCAATGATGAGATTCGACTTGGCAGAGTTTTGGGCGCATCGAAAAATCCTGAGAACGGGCAAAATGCTTGGGACAACCTTGACATTGAAATCAACGGGACGCTTATCAACTTCGCGCACCATATCTCAGCCACCTCCCGCTCGTATCTTGAGGCAGGAGCGCACAGCATTGCCTTGGGAGTAATCACCCACACCCGCGCTAGGGTTGGCAAGCGTGTCCCATCGGTGATTTGTCGGGCGCATCGCCATCGGCATGGAATCTGGACGGACGGCAACCAAGCCTCGCTTATCACGGGCGCATGGCAGGGCTTGACCCGCCACGGCTACAAAGTAGTCCCAGACGCTATTGTAGAGCCCTCCTGCATTATTCTAGACGCAAGAACGACCGACAAAGGCGACCTTCCACTATTTCACCAACGTAAATACATACCATAATGGCAAAAAGCATCCCGAAAGTTAGCGGCATGGACTGGATTGTTGAGCAGCTCAGCCAGCAAGAAATGGAGCCTGACGAGTTCACGGCGGAAATGGTCATGGAGAAAACCAAGACGACTAACTCGTCAGTTCGTTGCCGCCTAGCAAGGATGTGCAAAAGCGGCGAATTGACAAAGCGAAAAGTCACATTGAACGGAACGCTAGCGAATGTTTACAAAAAAGCAAAATAGCTTAATTTCAATTAGATTTAATTTAATTATAATTTAACAATTCAAACAAATTCAATTCAATGGCTATCGTAAATGAATGGCAACAAGTTAAGTCTTTTCCAACTCCAGTTCCTTCTGATCTTTTATTCTATGAAATAAAAGATTCAAACATTCCTAGGAATGAGAATTGGAATTATGGAGATCCACATCCTAATAAAACTAGGTATCCAGACCATGAATTGATTTTTGTTACTCCTGTTGTAAAAGGTTCTAATCCAAGCGCGGAACAACAATGGTGGTATGCTGCTAAGCGTGAGAATCAGGACGACTACAACTTCTCTTATACAAAAGCCGACATCGGTGGCACAAGATTCGACGCTGTAGCTCGCACCTACGTCACGCTCCGTTCAGCGTTCACGCCAGACACTCCAGCAATGGGAGCGACTATGCCGAACGACCCTGAGTCCCTTTTTACTGGAGCTTACGTCCTCGCCGAGAAACGGCAGACTCGTATCGGTGAGCAGGAACTCGATTCTCTCTACGTCGCGGAAACGCACGTTTATGTGAAAAGGGCAACAATCACCAACAACGGTTTCAACGAAGCCCTCGGCGTGAATCTTTCCCGCACCACCACCCTGTATTACCGGGGCGAGACGGTTAGCGGAGTCGCTATCGAGACACTAGTGGCCGACGACAAAAACGCCTATTGGGGGACGCAAGTGAACCTCAAGATTTCTCGCTCTGGCGAGCAGCTTTCCGATAACTGGTTCGCCGTTACTGAGCAGCAGATCACCCTCAAGCGCGAAACTAGCGGGGCACTCACCGATGATTGGCCGATTGGGCAAGTCAAGAGTAAGGCCAGAGAAAACCCCACTCCACAGAAGTTCCGCGCAAGCACGAATGTAGTGCAGACCACCACCCCCATTGATCTTGCGGCGGCCAACGTGGACAACCTTCCGGCACCCGCTACACCTACCGGCGATGAGGTGGAGGTTCAAGTAACCAAGATCAATGATTACCGATACGAAAAGAAGATCACAACGGAGACAATCGACACGGATAACCCTTTGACGGGGACTGAGTGGGTTGCAGCTTTTGGCGGAGGAATCTTGACTACGGAGGAAACACTCGCATCTGAAAGAACGAATGCCGCAGGTGGATTTAGCATTATCAAAAGCAAAGTCACACCAATTGGTCAAGGTAAGTTCATTGAGGAAGTTGGGACGATGGATTCTTTCCCTTCATTATCAGGCTCCAAGTATGACGCCGATCTTGACATCAATCTGCCATTTACCGAGCAAGTTGTTCAGGCGGGGACTAATAGTCCGGGTAGTGACACTGAACCTATTGACGAATACCGCTCTAAGGAACGCACCGTAGACCGTTCTGCTGTCCAAGCTGCACTAGCCGGGATTCATCTCACCCTGCCATCTCAGGAGAACATCCAACTCCCCAATGTCTTGAAGAGCGTTTCGGTTTTAGCGTCTCGTTCGGTAGGTAACGGCAACACTTACGGATGGGGTAACTCTTACAGCGGGTCAAACACTAGCTCGTTAGCCGTCAGTGCCGATCTGACTTACGAGATTGAAGAGGGGTATAGTGGGCCAGTTGCTTCCGAGATTCATGTGTTTTTCCTACCGTTAGGTGGATCATCTCCGGGAGATATACTGGCTGCGGTAAATGCCGAACCGTGGCCAATGTATCGGCCTATCTCATCTCGCATCGTCATTTCTGGCAACGGAGGAAAACGATCTTTCTCAGAAAGTGTATCGGATAATTCTGCCTCGGCCAGTGAGAGTTCTTTGGTTTCTGCATTTACAAATGTAGGCGTACTGCCTGCAACTCTACACGGTACAATGGAAATTGGAGTAACATACTCCGATTTTACATCTCCAGCAGGGCTACTAGACGCGACTTGGGCAGCGAATGTTGCAGCCAATGAAGCGCGTGTTCAGGCTGTCCGCAATGCTCTTGAAACAATTCCTCCAACTTATGCGGGGGAAGCAGTAACGCCCTTACAAAAGCAACTCCTACTGACGAAGCTAGAAACTATTGAGAGCACTATGACCGTCAAAACCGACTTTGATCCCACTGATGCTGAAGTGATTGTATCACCTGATACTTTAGCAGCTACATCTCCGACAGGCATACAATACGGACGCTTCGTCAAATCTAGTTCCGCAAGCATTTATGGCTACGGAATGGTGCGCGTTACCGCAGTGGTTGTGGATCTCTCAGTTCTAGCCCCCTAACACCATGGACGCAGGAAACTTACAAGCAATCATAGACGAAGCGCTGAAGTCCGCCTCGGATGAAGCGAACCGCCGCTTGGCTGCGCAGGATAAAAAACTACCACCGATCAATACTACGGTTGAAGCGTCAGGCCAGACAAACTACCGTCAACCTGCACAGCTTGAGCAGCGTGTTACAGAGATGCGTTTCGACCCCCCACCGCCCGTAGCACCTAAGCCGGAAGGAGTAATAGGTGACACCCTTCTACTCAGCGCCGGGAGCGGCGATGGGCAGGCTCATCAATGGAAGGTCACAGCCGCGACGAATCAAGGAGTGAACGTGACGGGTGGCGTTTTTCGCAGTCAAGGGGATTTCGACCAAGCGGATGTGCCCGATGTTGTTGAGTTGGAAGTAGGGGCTAGTGGGTATGTAATCCTTACCGTTATCCGCGACATTGATTCCCGCGAAGTAGTTGAGATACCAGAAATCTCGTATGTTGAAGGCGACCTGCCCGAATCAGATTACAACAATCAAATTATCCCGCTCGCCAAAGTCACCTTTGAAGATGGAGTAATAACCAACATCCTCCAACTAAAATTTGAAGAGTTGCATGTATTCGAGGATCTGGTGGTGGTCAATGGGGAATTTAGGTTTGCTGAGTTGCTGATGGCTGGGCGCAAAATTTACGAGCTACCACCACCATGAGTCAGGGAGTCTATACACGGATGAAGCGGTTTGAGTTTGTCAAAGGCTGGGTTACTGGTGGGACAGATCCAGCGGACGGCAGTGTGGAGTGTGGAGATGGAACACACTATCCCCTAGAAGCTACGCTCGACCAGATTGCAGAAATTTATTATAGGGCTAGGGATTCCTATTTGACCGGATCAATAACCACAACATACACATCTAGTTCTGCTCCTGAATTACTAGCAATAACGACAACTGGATTTACAGGGACACCCTCGACCGATTTAGTTGAGTCTGGGGTAACGTCTGAGGGGGAAACTACTTTATCACAAAGAGCTTACTCAACAGGGGACGTTGCTGGTTTTGCTCAGTATTTTGGAAGTGCTTACAGTGTTAATGGACAGGATTTCTATGATGCAAATAGTGAGTTAGCTATCTACTCGTTGCCGTTCAATAGTTATAACTCTAGATCTGGATTGACTCAGAATTTTTTTACTACTTTTTCAGAGGATGCGGTTCGCTTTCACCCTATAACTATGCCGTCTTTCTATTCGGCGTATCACGAAATCTATCGTAATGATACTACTGCCCCCCAGTCAGGCATATACATTTACGAAGCAATCTCTTCCTCAACAGGAGCATTCTCTTCCTCAGGAGGAGTGCAAATAGCGTGGATTGATGATAACGAATCTGGAAATCCATTAGATCCGTTAAATAGAAAATTTATCAATTTTCATTTTGCGCTTCGACAAAATTTTATATATGGTGGCGCTGAGCCATCTTATTCGACATTTCAGAGCTACGATACTTCAAATACTTTAGTCAATTTTAATGTAGAGCTTTCCACTTCAACTCTTAGTTGCCCACTTTACGCTGGGAATCGTGGTTATGCCGCGTTTGACGGAATAACTCATTCAGGAGGAATAAATTTAGTGGTGACTAAATGGTGGCCATACGCCAAGGACTCCCCCGCTGTCCCTGTCTGGGACGCGGATACGGGGTTAAAACTCTAATTTGACACGCTCGCGTAATCTGCTCTTTCAAACAAATCAAATAGGGTGACAATCCCTAAAACTTTATTGGATTTTAATTATTTTCAATCTTCTCTTGTCTTTTAAGCAAGGGGTAATTACTATTTCTCAAAAGATGGCAAAGCAAATCACATTAGAAGAGGCGATTGTTCAGTTTGGGCCGCTTGTTTCCACAAGGGTAGAAATTGAAGATGCAATTCGTGAGGCGGTTACTCGCATTTATGAAATGGGTCGTTACCCCGGTACCATTCGCGAACTTTCTTTTAGTGATGGAGATTTTGTTAATGAAGATGATTTGATGTTTTTGTATCTGGATGATTCTCTTTACGATGGAATGATTGGTTTCCGTAACAAGAATAGGGGTTGGTCAATCATGGATCAAAGCATTCTCTATTTGAATAAATTGAATGGAGGCGATATGTCGCTGATTGACATGGGACAGGTTGAAATCACTGTTGATTCCCAGCTTGTTTTACGCAGGAAATACCGTATGCCTCTTGGATTCACCATATCTGGTGGACCTTATTACGCGTTAATGAAGCTGGAAGCTCCTACACTTCTGCATAATACTATTATTCCAATTCACTCAATTGGAGCTTTGAAGGCTGCGATCATAGCAATTAGTTATGAGTATGTGAATGATGATGAAAGAGCTCAATTCAATTGGAGTAAATTTACTCAACTAATGCAACTTTCCGAAAGGCAAGTTGAAGGATCTAAAAAATACCACATCGGCATGGACTCAAGTCTACGCCGTCGTCCAACTCAATTCATGTAAAAATATGAGTGAACGTAATTCACGCTTAAACGAAGACATTGCACCAAGGCTGGGGCAAGATCCCGGACTGCCCACAAAGCAGGAGAGGACTGAGATTGCACAGGCGCGGAGAAGGGAGCAGGATATTGGTAAGTTTGCCCGTGAAGCTAAGAGGAATGGCGACTTGCGAGGGTATCTTGAAGCTGTTAGAGCGGGTTATACGAATCGTGGGATAGAAAACACTAAGGACAAGGATGCTCGTTACCGCGAGACTGGATACCAGCGCTTTGTAGCGGGTTCTACGGGGGTTGGCGGACAGCAGCCCGCTGGAGGCGCACAACCAACATCTCGCCTAGATGCCAGCCCCACGCCGAGACTGGACGCACAGGGAGCTGCTGGGACATCCCCAGAGAACCCCAGAAGCGCTGCACAGGGATCTAGTGGTGGCCAATGGGTGAATGTAGGTGGAGCACCATCAGCAGCCCCTGTAGGCACTACAGCGCCAGTAGCAGGGCAACCAGCAGCGCCAACCAAGCCTAAGTCATTCTTTGAGGAGAGAGCTTCTGGCAGACAGGCATTTGTGGACACCGTTGGAACTCTTCGCGGTAAGCAAGGCGGAATGACTCCAAAAGAGACTGAACAAGCTAAGGCTCGTGGAGCAGCGCTTGGCCTTACCCCTCAGCAGATACAGGAAACACTGGACGGGCAAACCGATCTTTCTCCTGAGGCTATTGCTGGCAGAGCCAAGGGGAGGAAAGAAGAGGCTTACCAGAAGGAATTTGGGGACAGTGATAAGCAATGGGCTAAGCTTCTTGAGAAGTATCCTGATCAAAAAGCAATGCTAGAAGGGCTCACTCCTCAGCAGAAAAAAGACGCTTTGGCAAAAGGCAAAGAAAATGCTGGAGAAAAGATTGCTAGTGCAAAAGCAAAAGGGGGTCGGGCAGGTAGAGAAGTTCAAGATTCTTTGGATAGAATTGATGCCTTCATGGAAAAAGCTGATGATGCCTCAGCCACAAGAGAAGGATTCAAAGATTCTCGCTCAAAAAGACTATCTGAAAAACCAATGCTCGTAGGGGGTAAGGATGTTGCGAAAGCTACGGATGAGGATCGTCGTATGTGGGCGGAAGAGAGCCAACGCAGGAAAGTGGACGCTAATCGTCCTTCGTTAAATCAATTCATGGATTCATTAGATGATTCCCCTGGCCCTCTTGATAAGCGTCCTGAGATGGACGCTCGTGGAATGCTAGCTGATCAACAGCCTATTCTTAATGAAACTGCATTACGTAGTGACGCAAAACCGAAAACATTGAGAAATGATTTAGAGGCTACATTAAAAGGCGCTTATGATGTGACAATCGGAGACTACCAAAGATACAACATCAAAAACAACGCCGAAGCAAACAAAGCAAAAGAACAAGGAAAACTTAAAGAGAATGATGCGTTGATCAATGCCATAAATTACACTCATGGGAATACGGGTGACGCAAAAATACCAACCAGTGAGGATATTTCTGCCTACGCTCAAAAAAACAAAGTGTCAGTGAAGGAAGCTGGTAAAATATTAAAGAAGAAATCCGCCGAGGCTAGAGGCGAGGCCCCCACAGCACAAATTGACACAAGCAAAGCCTCTAAGGAATTTCGCTCTGGTTACGACAACCTCAGAGCGCTAGAATCATTCACTATTTAACCAATGCCATACGAAACCTACACAAATGATTCGGACGCTCAGTTTGCAGCGCAGATTGACCGTTACAAGCTTGGACCGGGAGTAAGTCCGGGTGGTAATGCTTTTGCTGCTTCTGAAGCCATGATGGATTCCTTGGGGAATGACAACATGAACGTGGCTAAGTTGATGCAAGCAAGGGCTGCGTTGCACGGAAGCTCAATGGATACGAGGAAGTTGATCAGTGATGACCGGATGCTGAAGCAGGATTTGGACGAGTTTGATTCTTACAGTAAGATGATGGAAGCTGGTGTCACTGGCGACCCGCTAGAGGACGCAAAGCTTCGCAAGAGGGCTGTATTGCAGTTTGGTGACAATGAGCGCGTGAATAGGCATTTGAGCGCCTTTGCTGCGGCAGATGCGGGAGTGATCCAAGGACGTAAAGCTATTTCTGAAAACCGACAGCTTGATTACGAGGATGAAACTTGGGACGAGCGTAGGGATCTTGATCGTCAGATGCTCTCAATAAGTAAGCAAAAAAATGATTTGGAAATGGTTAGGCAGAATGATCTTATGACTGCTACTAACGAGAATGTTGGGACGCTTGTGTATGGGAGTGCTGGAGCAATGATTGATAAGAATGGCGCTCTTGCTTCATCAATAACGAAGGCAGCTTATCATTTAAGGGATGACCTTGAGATGAGTAAAGCTCTTGGAAAAGCTTCTTCAGTAATGTCTCAGACTTACGGATTGGAGTCAGTGTATGCTGAGCGTCACAAGAAAAACGCCCCAGCCATGGCGGTAATATCCCAAAAGGTTGGAATGAATGCTGATGACATTGACGATCCGGCGATGTATGACGTTTTTTTAGCCAAGGCTAAAGCTGTGATTGAAAGTGGGCCAGAGAATGAAAAGGAAGGAGCTTTAGCGGCTCTTGATAACCACGCTTCGATGAAAGGGATTTTCTTGCAGAGAAGTGCCTTGGAAAAAGATTTCAACTCCCACCTAGATAAAAGGCCAGCAAACCTATCCAGTCCTCAAGGGGAGGAGTGGAAGGCTGGGCTTGTAGCTCTTAGGGAGAAAGCAACATTTATTGGTGGTCATATCGCCAAGAAGCAAGAAGAGCTCAACGACCAGCTTTCTAAGCAGGATGCGTATACGAAGGCTGCACTTCAGATTCAACGGATGAAGAAAAATGACGCTGAGATGAAAAATTCAGCATCTCGCATTATGTTAGCTGAGCGCGCTCATGAATGGAACGTAGAAAAATTTAGCAGGACGGAGAAGTTAAGGCTTTTGCAAATGGCTATGCCTGATAAGAAAAAAGCAGAACTTGAAGTTGAATTGGAACTTCTTAAGAATGAATTTGAGGAGATGGAGTTGAACTCCTCTTCTGGAAATGGCTCGCTTATTGATTGATAACTATTACATAAAACAATGAATTTCGATAATTATGACTACGGTAGCAATACAGATCAACTTCAAGAAGATCAGCCAATTAAGGCTCCTGTGGAGTTTGATTTCACTGATGCACTGGGAATTGTTAAGGCCGATAAATGGGTTGGAGCAAACCAAACTCGCCGCATAGCCACTGTAGACAAGGCTTTTGAAAAGATTGTCGAACAAGCCGAATCAGACAAATCACGTAAGATTAAATGGAATCGCCTTGGTGGAAACAAGGAGCTAGTCGAAATGCCTTTGTTTCATTCGGATGGAAGCTGGACATCCCAAGGGAAAGAATGGCTTGGTCAGCAAAGGAATTATCTAGAAGCTGCCGCTAATGACGAAACTGGTGGGATGGTAGTAAATCCTTTGTCTGGAGAATTTGAGATTGCTTCGCATTTGGCCCCGCTACTTGGAAGGAAGCAAAAACAATTTGATCCATTCAAGGATTTTGACGACATCAAACAAGATGTGGAAAGTGAAGTCGTTGATGGCAAGCCACGAGATTTTACATATGAAGCATTTCTTGAGCGAGTTAATCAAGGTAAAGATCCTGATTCTCCATCTGCAATTGATCCTGATAACAAAGCGATGCGTGAGCAGTTTGAATCGCGTAAAAGATTAAATGATTTTGATCCTTCTACAATGGGCAACACTCCATTTTTAATGAAAGAGGGAGTCCCTATTTTCAATCCCAAAATGCTCAATGAGCCAACAAAAATTGAAAGCGCTATTGAAACTTCTGAATTGTCTGTTGCTGATAAGAAAATGGCCCTTATCAATTTTCGTGACACTTACAATAAACTTGGTGCCGGAATAGTTAATGAGGTTTCAGATGCAGATGATATGCAGATGCACAAGATGCCTTTGAATGCAATTGCTGATATTTTTGGCGTTGACCGTAATAATATTAGCAAACGCTTTCGTGACCATATGGCTCAGGAAGGTGGCAAGGGTTCACTGTATACTTTCATTAAAGAGAATGAAGCTGAGTTTAGTGGTGAACAGTTTGGATGGGCTGATAAACTCAATAATGCTTTTTGGAATGCTAACCGCTCAACAGGTGGTGGTGCGTTATGGCTACTTACTGCTGGACAGAATAAAGGAGTGAATCAATTTCTTTCTGATTCAGCTCGTTCTTCCGATAGTGCTTTTGAAGGAATGGGAGGAGTTGAGAACTACCGTGTGCTTGGAATGGATTTCACCAACAAGGGCATGTATGACATGGCTGGGCAGGTTGCTTCAATGCTTGCTACTGGCGGTGCTAGTTTGGCTTTGAAGGGTGGTATCAAAGCGGCTGGCACAGTTGCTGGCGCTACTGCTGGTTCTCTTGTTCCTAAAGCTGGTGTTCTTGGAGCTGCGGCAAAAGGAGTGATGGCTTCAGATGAGGCTATTTTAGCCGCGACTAAAGCTCTTGCCCCAAACACTGCTAAGAATTTAACGATCAAAGCGCTTCGTGATCCATCTGCTTACATTGGTGGTCTTCAAGCTTCGGGTATGTCTTTTGGTTCCACCTTTAATCAAGTGATGGAAGAAACTGGTGACTATGATTTAGCTACTAAAAAAGCTAACATCGAAGGTATTTCCAGTGGTCTTTCTGCTTTTATTGCTACATCTGTTTTCAACCGGATTGCTCCGGGTGCTGAAAAGATGATGACAGGGGTTGAGGGATCGTTGAGCGGCAGCATTGCGTCAAGGATAGCATTTGCCAAGGCTAGTGGCAGCTCCGCTACAAGAAAGGCGACTATTAAAGCCTTTGAAGACTTAGCTACAGACGAGGTGACCCGTAAGCTCTTATCTAAGGGAATGGCTGAAGCGGCGGATAAAGCTGCTAAACAAGCTGGACTAAAGGGATTTGGTCCTGCTGCTGGCGTTGTTTCGGAGTTCTTTGAGGAATCTACAGATACAGCACTCAATGATGTCATTAGCGCCGTATTGGATGATTCCAAGACTTGGACGGATACTGTCTGGGACAACATCGGGGAGAAGTTTAGCGAGTATATGGCTGCTGGTGTAATGGGTGCTTTTGGTGGCGCTATGGGTGAAAGCGTTGGTGGTCTTACTTCGTTCTCCAAAGCCAGTCGAGAACAGCGAGCCAAAGCCGTAAAGGAACACGCATTTGCCAAATGGGAGACGATAAAAGGAAACATTGATAGTTTTGGTGAATCAGAGATTGCTGACAAGGATGGTAAGTTTCGCCCTATTGCTGAGTTTTTAGCTTGGGATGGAGCTACTTCAGAAGAGAAAAGTAAGGCATTGGTAAATGCCGCTAGGGAGCGCACAGGGCTCCAGATCTCTCTTGAAGGGCGAGCAGTCGCTCCGGTAGTCGCAAAGCCCCCTGAGGCAGTAGAGAAGCCCAAGGAGGGAGCTTCTATAATGGATGACCTATTTGAGTCCAGACCAAAGGACGAGAATGGTAACGACATGGAATGGCAGGAAGCTAAGATCACCTACGGACCAGAGCATAAGCTTGTGTTGGGTGGCAAGGAGGTAACGATGCAGCAGGTTGACCTTCCAAGGGATGAAGGGGTGGGAGCTCTCATTACCGATGCTGACGGCAAGAAGACGCACATCTCGGCTGCAAAGGCGAAGAAGATGCTAGAGGAGTCTAAGCCCCTTAAGAAAGGGCTTCGCGTCGGAGCTAGTCCTGAGATGAAGCAAAGAGCAGCAATGCTTGAAAGATTTTCCGCTGATTCAAACCCAGCGCAATATGCAAAGAAAAATGAAACCAGTAAACAAAGCACAACAGTTGATGCAGATAATAAGCAAATCGCACCTCCCAGCGAAACGCGTTCAAGAGATAGCGCTCCGCCCCAAGATGACGGCGATAGCGGAATTGCAGGGGATGGCGGGGCTAAGCAGACACGACAGTCAGACATTGGTGCACCTACTTCAACAACCCTAATTCCAGCGGCACAGAAACTTTTAGATGAAAAGGTTTCTGAAGAACGTCTTATTGAATTAGCTTCTTGGAAAAAAGAATCCGGAAGCCTAGATCCAAGCAACGAGCAAAAAACCCTTAATCAAATTGCAGCGAAGGCTGTATTAAAAAGCCAAGGCAAATGGGATGATGCTAACAATTCTCCATTAGCCCAGACTAAATCAGAGACACCCGCTCCAGTATCCACTGAAGCAGCCCCAGAGGTTAAGGACACAGAGGAAGATCCTCCATTTCGTCCTGTGAATGATCCTGAAGAAATTGCTTATCGCAAAAATAAAACGATTGCTTGGGCGAAAAATACTGAGTCAGAAAGAGGTTCAAATGTTGGCAGAAAAACCATCTTTGAAAAGATTGCAGCGCTCTTTGATTCATCTCCAAAGACGGGGAATAAAGAAGAGGTTCTCGAAAGACTAAAGAAATTTGGCGCGATGGGTCATGTTTCTGGATGGTTGAATGAAGATGCTATTCGTGAGGATTATCGCTCAGGACTGAAATACATACGTGGTGAAGTTGCTGATTCTAAGGGATCGGAACAAAAGAAACTTCTATTTGAAAGAATGGGAATCACTCCTGATGAGTTTCTTTCGTTCATAAATGATCATGGTGGAGAAGAGGCTTACGTCGAATTCATTAAGGCCCATGAGATGGGGCATATTGCTAGCGGCCATCGTGGTCAGAAAACCATCAATCAGGGTGATCTTTTAGATGATCAACACATGGGTTGGGAAACTGAGGCTAATCATTGGGCTCTAGAAACACTTGGCTTTTACGAATGGAGAAAACAACAACCAAACAAACCAAATGAAAAACAAACCGAAAACCAAGGTGACGAAGCCAAAGGGCCGCAAGTAGGTAAGATTCACAGGCCCGCTAATTCCAACGGGCTTACTGGTGATATTGTTGCGAAGTTTGCCAAAGACGGAAACAGCATCATCGTGGCAGACAATGAGACTGCGGCAAACAATGAGATCAAAAGGCAAGGCCTTGAGGGTCGTCCTGTTCTCGTGGTGAACGCAGCTACCGCTAGTAACCGCGCAGCCGTGGAAGATGCCATTGAGGACTTCCAGAGTGGTGATAAACAGCTTGGTTCCGAAGTGGAGAGCAACACTCCCGCAATGGTTGATCCGTTAATGGAAGACCCAACCGCACCTAAGTTTTTTGCTGACATTAGTAGTCTTGATACTGAAGACAAGTTTGGTGGCAAGTGGTATAAGTCAGGAGATACTTATACTTACACTCCAACGCAAGGTAAAGTGTTGCCTATTGGCTTAAACTCTGTTGTGGCTATTGATGGTGAACCGGATGCTGTCTTGCTTCTTGTTGGTGAAAAAGATGGTGTCTATGAATTCCGCAAGGTGGATTACAAGGTGATGGCGAAGACCCTAGGTGAGGACTTCAAGGGATACGGGAAGTTCTCTAAGGATTGGAATGATAACAGACTTAAGGAAGCAGGAAGGCACATTGAAGCTCATTTAGATAAACTCTTCAGCGGCAAGCTGAGTGAAAAAGAGTTTGATTCTATGCTCCGCAAGATTATGGCGGTTGTTGCTCCGGGTGTTCGCTTAGAGTCGATTGCTTTTGAGAAGCTTGAAAACGGTGAGTTTTTTGTAGCCCGCAGAACAACTCCTAAAGATGGAGATGGTAATGCAACGGGATTAGCCCAGACTAAAATTGTGTTAGATCGGCAAGCTTTCATGGCGAATCTTGCGAAGGTCTTCCGTGGCTATCGCACAGGTCAGGATGCGTTCTACAACAAGCTTGTAGGTAATGAGGTTGCTCGCCAGTTAGCTGCTCACGTTGACGAAGAGCTCACCCACGTCGTTGGGATGAAGGAATTCAAAGACATCGAGGTGATTGGTTTGTTTGATGAGTTGGTTGCGTTGTCTAGAAAGGGTAAGCAGAAATTCATTTCCAGCGTGTTTAATCAGATTGCTGCAAGGCGCGTTAAGGGAAAAACCTTGGACTCTTTCACTGAGGACGAGAAATACATGGTGGGAGCAGAGACGCTACGTGCGCTCAATCAAATCCTCACCACTGGTTCATGGACGGAAGAGCAAACCAACGACGCTAAGAGGCTTCTCTTTGCGTTGAATGAGGATGCTGCTGAGGCCAAGGGGCCGCTCAAGACAGTGATCGAGCTTCTACGCCGCTACATGCTGAAGATTCGTAGGATGCTGCATATGCGCCTTCTCATGGGTCAACTGCCTCCAAACCTTCAGGCGATGCTGAAGCGTCAGGAAACTGCTTACGTCAGGGCTAATTTGTTCGGTGACGTAGACATGATCAAAGACAAGAACGCTCAGGAAAAGATGGAGATGGCTAGGGAGTCTCTTCTTTCCAGCCGTAAGATGATCGGCAAGGTTGCAATGAAAAATACTGGAGCTTTAGTTGAGCTAAAGAGAATTGTTAAAACACTAAATCTAAATATCGAAGACATAATTGAAATTGATTACCGCAATGGAACAATCCGTTTGATAGATGATAGTAAGAAAGCATTCAACGGAATGAGCTTTCAAGATTTAATCAAAAGGTATGAGCCAGATGTTAACCTTGAAGATATTAATAAAGCTCTTTCGGAACTGGAAATGGAAGGTTCTGTTTTTGCTATTATGCAGGATTTGGGTTTGGCATATCGCGCTCTTGAGGCCGCTCGCAATCTTACGCCTGATCTTCTCCCCATTCTTGATGATTCGTATGGGTTGTCCGTGAGTGAAGGTGATGAAGAAGGAGCTACGCGCAGCGATAAGGAAGATGCTGCTGAGACTGAAAAGTATCGGGTGATGCAGATGTTGGTGGCCGCTGCCCCAGCGTTTGATAACGGCAGTGCATTCATTAAAAGAAAGATGGCTGAGGTTGATTCTCTTGCGAAGAACGATTCGTTAGTTCTTTCGCAAATGAACCTTGATGTGATTGCGGTTGTTGCTGAACTTGATTTAGGCGTTGCTAATGATGCAATCAAATTATCTAGAATTGCTGAGATGGTGAAGTATTCGCCGGGGCAAGAGGTGATGGATTTAAATATGGCAGCTCCTGACTTCCGGAAAAACTTGCTTAAGCGCCTCCATGAAAGGGCTACTATTAATTCGACTGATTCACTCAATTACGATGGTGAGTCACTGATTGGTGTTCATAGGATTCTCTTTGGCAAGAGGCCTGACTACAAACCATTTGTTTCTACACGTATGAAAAGGCGTGAGATGTTGGAGGATTTAGAAGCCTTCCGTCTTGCACAAATGACCGAAGCTCAAGCTGATCGTCTTCAAGCAGAACAGCTAACGCCAGAGCAAGTTAAGTCGCTCAAGCTTCTTCGTGACGCTCAAGTGGAGTCAGCTATTGCGGCTGGTCAATATGAGCAGTATGGAAGCAGCGCATTCGTAGAAAGAGCAAGGCTGAGGGCTCGTCGTATGCGTTCTGAGGCAGGAGTGAACATGGAAGTGGCGAATCGCCTTTACCAAGATTACCTCACCTACACAAAAGCATTGGATGACTACAACAAGCTGGCTACTACAGCCATCCGTGAGATGATCGGTGAAGAGTCACTGGACACAAAAGGTTTTGGTATGAGTCATCAGGACTACAACTATAACATGGATGAGTTGGTAAGCCAAAAACCAGAAAATGTAATTCAAGTTCAAAAGGATATGTTGGCACGGCGCAGAGGAAAGATGTTTTCCGAAGCTGAGTATGAAACAGTAACTCCAGTCCGCGCAGGATTACCAAAGGAACAATCTCATAGCATAGCTCATGGTTATCCTTATAAAGATGTAGCTTGGAACGTCGCCAATAAAGACAAATCAATGACTTTAATAACGGTCACTCAAAGTGATCCTATTACTCCTTGGTTTCCAAAGAAAGAAGGTGATCAACCTCCCAGCGATTCATTCAAAGTCACTGCGCTTCCAACTTCTAGCAATCCTTTATTTAAAAGAGGAATTCTATCTAGTGCTGCTTTTCGTGGAAACATCAATGCAATGCAGTTTTTGCAAATGCTTGATCGTGGTATCACGGGAGACACGGCTGAGCGCTACATGGCTACTTTGGGATACGTTTCTGAGGTTGTTGAAAACGAGGATTTTGATGACATCCAATACGAAAGTATTGATAGGATACTGCCTCGCTACGCAGTCTCTAGGCTTTATGCTTTTCAAAAGGAAGAACTTTATCTTGGTAGCAGTAACGGAAAAAACCGTGCCTTAGGAATTAAAGATTTGAACAAGACATTTGGATCTAATTTAGATAAAAATCATCCTGATTACAAAAACTCAATACAAAGTTTAATTGACTCAATTCGTGACTACGCTACAAAACTTAGTCGCTCCACTAATCCTGATCTTACGATTAATGATATTGATGGACTTCAGACTCTTGCGGGAAGAAGTGCTCCGGTTATTAACGATAGAGCTAGTGAGGTTCTAAAATATCTAGCTGAGTTTGAAGCTGAGGTAAATTCTATTTCATATGCAATTAGAACTGCTGGTGAAAAAGCAACCCGTAATGAGATGGTTGGATTTTCTTCTAGGCTTTTTGCTCTTTTTAACACTAAGACAAATAGCGCTTTTGAAAATCTTGATGTTGCTATTCGTTTAGCAAACGTAAGCTCTGAAATTGCAAGGCAGGAAGCCAACTCGTTTAAGCGCATTATTCCTAATGTAATCCGAGAAAAAACTAGAACGGCTCGTGACGCTGGTTATGCTTCTAGCGAACTCTTCAGAGAGACTCGTGACAGCATGATTGATCCGGTCACGTTGACAAACATGAAGTGGTGGATTAACCGTTTTGGTAAAGATTCTCTTGCTTCGGTTGGGGGAACGTGGGCTATTGATTTAATGGAGCGGGCTGGTCGGATTGGTTTTGGCACAGCTGGAGAAATGCTGGTTACTGATGCTGCATGGGTTTGGACTCAGGCTCCAGTGTTTGAGTTTGATTCAAACGGTGATGTTGTGATGGAGCCTTTGCTTGATGAAGACGGCAAGCCTGTCATGGAGTTTTACATTGAAGATGGTCTCCAGAAAATTCAGCCAGCCATGAAGTTCAAGGCTAAGCTTGATGAGTTTGGAGAGCCTCTTACGGAGCTTCGCCAAGTTCACATAGATATGAGCGATGATGACGCAATTGCTTACTTGATTTCCGAAAAAGACAATGCTGGTCGTGCTCCTATAAGTAGCAATATGAATGAAATTGGCTCTTCCGTTAAAGATGCGAAGATCGGACGTTCTAGTAGCGAATCAAAGCAGTCTCCTTACGAAAAAAGTTTGCGTCAGATGGATGTGGAGAGGCAGCTTCAAAAGAAGTTTATTACTGAGGCTGGTCTATTGATCGGCTTGCGTATTGGTGTGGATAAGAGCGCTGACGATGCTCAAGATTTTTTGAATAGGCTTTTAGCTTTGGATAGTGATTCATCTAGTTATAATGATGTCCTTCGGGATGGACTGTCTGGTTTGTTTGGTATTGATCCATCTAATGTTGGCGAACTGATTGGAAAATTCAAAGATTTCCAACAAGGGATTTTTGAAATTAAAAGCGCACCTATTACTTCAAGGACTGAAGAGTTTGTAACTCAGAAAAAATTAGACTTATTTTCTCCATCAGGAACAATTGCAGAAAATAGAATTGATCCCTTCTCTTTTTTAATGGAGATGATTGAGTTCAAGTCTCGGTTTGAGCGTGATCTTATTGATGCTGCACGGGTTGGTTCTGTTGACTTAGAGACAGGTGAACTTATAAGTGGTGGAAGGGGAGACTTCCGGCTTACTGAAGCGCTTAGAACGCTTTCTAACCACGCTACAGCAGGAGGACAGAATCCTCAACTTCGTGATGATTTGGCCGCAATGAATGAATCAATGATTAGGAAGGGTCGTAAGACTCTTTTCTCTGAGGTGGGTTTAGCCCAGACTAATCAGGAAGAAGCCGCTGTGATCGCTAAAATGCTTCATGATGAAAGCTTAGGAAAGGGTGAGGTTTACCTGTATGACGCGAACACGTTTGCTAAGATGGGTGACCAAGGAATTATTTCAACTAACGAAACAATCAACCTTATTCTCCAAAACATCCCAGACGCAATCCTCTACAAACCAACCAAGCAAACAAAAGCCAAAAACGAAGCCTACTTTGGGACGCGGTTTTTTGTTCCTATGGATGGTTCTCCTCCGGTGATCTACGTGGGAGACACGAGCAATCAGGAGGACAACAGGGTTCTCATCGAGCAAGCGCTTGGTTATCTCACCCGCCAGAAGACCGCAGAGGCCGATTTGATCGCTCAGAGGCTTATTCAGACGGCTTCCAGCATCCGGCTGGCACTAAGTCCCATAACGCACCTAGAGGAGCTAATACGCGGCCTAGGAAACAAAGCTGATTCCATCGACAATTTTATCCGTCAATACACAGATGAGCTCGCCCTAGCTAATCCAGCCTCAATGGATGGTTTAGACGAGGCTAAAAAGGCTGAGTTAAGTGGAATGATCAGAGCCTACTTCATGAAGATGCAGGACATCGGATTGATCAACACCGCCCAAAAAGCGGAACTAAACAAGATCACCGCGCTTCTGAACGAGACATCCCCTGAAGACAGCCGGAATTCTTATTCCACAGAGCGCTCACTTCTCAGTGATTCTGACCAACGTGCAGTTGAAAGAGAAAGGGACTATATAAGGCTTATGGCGGCAGACCCAATCAATGATTCAATTTCTTTGATTGCTGAAGTTTGGAGCAATCCAGAAGCTAAACGACTGTTGGATCGTGTGATGATTGGGGATAACATCGTCAACACGCTCGACTCTCTTTCCGATCAAACCCTTGCCCGTGGCATTCAAGCCGTGAAGCAAATGGGTGAATCCAATCCAGAGGATCAGACAATCGCTGATCATTTTGATTCCGTTAATTCCCAAGAAGTGGCTCAGGACAACCTCAATGAAGAGGGTTCTGAGGACATCGACAACAGGGACGTTGACACATGGGCTGATGAGTATGACAAAGCCCTAGAGCAAGCTAGGAAAGAGGCTGGTGAGCAATCCGATCTTGAGAAACCACAGGAGCTTTCTACTGAAGACAAGGAAAAGTTTCTTGCTCTTGTTCCATCGGCAAACAACATCCGTCGATTCTTCCGTGCTCGCTTGTTCGACAAGGCCGAGTTTGGCCCAATGGACGACAAGTTAGCTGCTATTGTTGAGGATTACTCCCAGAATGGGGGGTTGAGCCCAGCAGATGCGTTGCTCTTCAATACCTTGATGGATGTGGTGAGCGTTCAAAAGACGCTACAAGCTCCCGTTATTGTGGATAACAACAGCGATGTCACTCCGGGTCGTGAAATTCTTGGTGATCTTGGCACTCGTGATGGCGCAAATCCTATAGTTGGAAACAACGAGGGATCAAAATGGAGGGGTCGCCGTGGTGAGCGAGCTCCGTTTGTTGGGGCATGGCACACGTTAATGACTGGAAGACAGAACGGAAGAACCGCTCCTACTCTTGTTTTTGAACGGAAACGCTATCAAAAGTTTGCTGGTGGATTTCTTGATCGTGTTCCTTTTATTAATGAGATAATTCAGACTCAAGCTGAAAAATCAATTAATGAAGCTGTCGATAATTACAATGAAGCTAAGCATAAGAATTTGCCTAATTTTATTTCTTATCCACGTGCATACGTTGACATCCCGCTAACTCAGGAGGTTTACGAGCAGATTGGTTCTTACCTGCCTACTGGCAAGCTTGCTGCGGCTGAGGCCGAAGTAAGGGAGAATATCCAGAAGATGTTTAAGTTGCGCGAGAACGCAGAGAGACAGCGGGATAAGGCCAAGGCTGTAATCGAGGAGTTTGAGAATCGGGCTCTGGAGAATCCATTGTTTGAGCGTATTCAGCAATGGCAATTCCAAGGAAACGTCCGTAGCATGATTGAGGCTCAAATCTTGGATGAGGCCTACAATACAGCTTTGGAGGTTAAGTCTGCTGCTGGTGGGGATACAAGGCTTGAGAAACTGCTGAACACCTACGCTACAAAATCACGTTTTCAGAGTGATCGTTACAAAGAAGTTTTCAACGACATTCAACAGGATGCTATTCGCCTTCGTCAGTTGATTGCTAATGCTGATGCGCTGATTGAGGCAGAGCAAGAGGCTACTGGTGAGATTGTGAAAGATCGTGGGGTCGTTTACTACGCTGATCCAAAAATTTTTCTTCAGCAGAAATTATTGAATAGCAATATCCAGAAGCTCAATCAGATCGTTAACAAGGACATGGAATCCGTATGGCGGCTTGTTATCGAGGATGACAATAACGCTAAGTCGGTATTCTCTGAGAACTCCAAGAAGTTCATCAAGATTAATGAAGTGGAAGACCTTTTCAAATTTAGGTTTGGAATGCTTGAAGATGATTTAACGAGGATGTTTTCTCGTGATGGTTTGCGTAATGTGTTTCTTCGTCCGTTGGTTGAACAAGCGGTTGGCGGGTTTGGTCGGGAAACTTCTTCTCTTGCTTCCCGCGAGATGCAGATGCCGACGAAGACCACGGCTAAGAAAAAATCGAAAGAGATTGAAGCAGTAAGGCTGCAAGCGAAGCGTCAACGCAGAAAGATGATTTCTCGCCTTGTCAATATGATTAAGCAGGGCAGCACACGTAATGAGATTAAAATGTATCTGACTCGTCAGCTTGAAGGTCGTTTTAACGCGCTAGAAAGTAATGCGAATAGTCCATTCAATGATTCTTTTCGCGCTATGCTGGATGAGATTTCAATGCCTAGTGATGCGCTTGTTGAAATCCTTCGCTATGACGAAGGAGTTAAGAGTACGGAAGAAGCAGCAAGGCTTACAAAAGCAGAGAACGTCTTATTAAAAAGTGAGCGCTTACTGGCTCAGATGAACGACCCAAACGTCACAGTTAAATCTGGTGGATATTTTTCTCGTCTGGCTTTTAATAATACAAGCGATGCTCTCGCTGGTATCCACACTCACATCGGTAGCGATCAATCTTTAAATCCGCTTGGTGGTCGCCACAAAGTCCCTATCACCATGACGTTTGTCCCTGAGGACGCGTTAAGTCCAATGGTCACTGAGATGACCCGCAAGGATGAGCTTGCGGCCTACCGCTCTAAGTGGAACAAGGAGTTTAAGGATGCAGCTAATCCGTATGAGTTTTACATTAGGCAACAAGCTATCTCTCGCGCATTGAGCGACTACGCTGAAAAAGCTGACGTTCTGCACCGTGCAATTAAGCAACAAGAAACCTATATCAACAACTACAACCCAGCAGCCATCATCCAACAAGTTACGGATACGATGGCTATTCAGGACAGGCTCTCACAAGAGCGGATTAACCGTATCAAAGCTGATTCTGAAGGAGTGAGCCATCATGCTGTTGCACCGGACGTAGTAGCCCTCTTAGCCGTCCCTGAAGAGCAGAGCTTCTACTCTGTGAGTAACGTGAAGGAACTCAACAAGCTCGCTGATAAGGCGAAGCAGAAAGGCCTTGAGTTATCGAAGGCTATTGATGAAGTGAAGGGTTACGAGACGCGGATTGCACAAGCAAAGAACAAAGGCCAATTCATGCAAGCCGACAAGCTTGGAGTTCTTTTAGTTAAGGCTAAAGCAAATAGGGATGGCATTGCCGACGATCTTAAGACCATTGGGAAACGTCGTGTGGCTCTTCGGGCTGCACGTAGGGTTTCTAGGCACACGATTCCAGAGAACATGAAAGAGCGCCGCGAGTTGGTTGCTCACCTTGTTAATGATGGCGAATGGTTGCTTCTTGGTTCCATCACCGCAGCGCAGGACTTGAAGAACCGATTCGTAGTTCAGAGCGGGAAAGCCCAAAGTGGAGAGTCAATGATGCGTGACATCGTATTGAGTTCCGTTCCTGAAGAAGATGAATCAGAAGACGGGACAGTTCACCTCCAGAACAGGATGGGCTTTACTTCCGTATACAGGAATGAAGCATGGACTCACACTGATTTCACATCTCCCGCTTGGAGTCTCGCTGCAAATTCAACCAGAGAAAGCGCATCAAAACAATTTGCTGCTCGCTATTCATCGAACGTAGTTGAACGAGCCAATAGAAGGCTGGCAGAAAGAAGGAATGATCCACTTGCTCGCGCTGGAGACGAAGACAGGAAGATTGACACGAACAACACTTTCGTTAAAAAACAACTGGAGATGTTTGAGTTCTACGTTGAATCCATTGCTCTTGCCTATGACCGAAACACTTTGAGTGGGGAAACAAGGAAAAGGGTTTTTGATTTCCTGAAAACGCTAGCGGATGGAAAGATTGCCCAATCGAATGATGCTGCTGAGTCTGTCGATCTCATTGATCTTTATGCCTCGGTTGTTTCTGAGATTGAAGGACCGGAGGCTATGAAGCTGCTGATTGCTGGTATCGTGCCGCTGTCGGGACCTGCTCGCTTCTCAATGAAGGCTTTGCACCACCATGAGTCTAAGCTAAGAATGACGTTTATGAAGACCCATATTGCTCAGATGGAGGCCCGTAGGCTTCATGGATACCTTGAGCACGGCTTCGACCTGAAATCAGGACGCAACACCCACACAAACGAATTCAACAAAGCAAAGGCAAAACTAGAAGAAAAGGCAAAGCTCTTAGGATTGGATTCTTTGCAGCAGTCAATTCCTTATGTGATTGCTAGTCTAAAGGGTTTGACTAAAACTAGATCGGCTTCTCTTGCTGGCAATCTTTCGATGTGGGCTAGTGATTTCCAAACAGGATCGCGTGATCTTAAGCAGTTGTTTGATTCTCAAAATGAATTAGCAGCGGGACAAAAGTTTGGGAAGATACGCAAGTATTTCACAGCGGAGCATGTGGATGTCATTCGTGACTACGCAATGGTCAAAGAAGTGTATGAAACCATTCGCCCTATTTTGCGTGATGTTGGAACGAGCCCGTCTGGAACTGATAAGAACGCTCATGCTTTGGAATTGATCAATAAAGCTATCGCTGCGCTAGAGGAAAAGATTCCAGCGAACTTGCAACAAGCATCCAAAGACTACTCTGACACTTTAGGAACAACTTTCAAAGGCTTATCGGATGCTTCTGAGTTGACATTGATTATGATGAGTCATCCTGATGCCACTCCAGATGAAGGACAGGCTTACCAGAAGTGGTTGCATGGAGGATTAAGAGGTGACGCTACGTTCGTGACTACAGTTCCTCTTCGCTACGGACACGCGGCCAATCCTAAGTCTATTGGTAAAAGTTTTGAACCCCGCCAATACAAGGAAGACCCATTAGAAGAGGTTGGCATGATGAGTCTTTCGCTTTTGGGTGGTCCGGGAAAACAAGCTAGAACTCGTAAAGATAACGAAGATGCTCAAACTTACCGCCCAATCAATCTCAATGGGCTGTCTGGGACTATCGCTCTTTTGGATGATACTCTTTACCGCCTTAACGTAACTCCTACCTACTCTATTCTCAGGAAGATTGTAGGAAAGGAGGAAGTGAATCAGCGGAATCAGGGTGAGGTTGTTGGATCAAAGGTGATGGCTAAGCTTGGTGATTCTCCCGAAGGTGAAATAGCTAGGAAGTGGCGTGTGGCGCTTGGTGCAATCTCGGAAGAAATGGACATCAAGGTTGCTAACGACATGAAGTTTGGAGTGGCGAACACTGCTTTCTCTGAAACCCTCAATTACCTTTCATCGTTGATGATGGTTAGGTCGTTGTTTTCTTTCCAGCAGTTCTGGAACCAATCTGGTCCATCAGTATTGGGATACATTGTGAAAAAGTCTGTGACGGGGAATTACAAGGATGCTATTCAGATGGTTCGCCTACTATCTAAGATTATCGCTTCAAAAGCTGGAGGTGATTCTCAATTTAACGACGAAGCTAAGCAGTTTGTAGCGAATGTTGCTACTTGGGTAAACTTCCGTGGTGCTGATGGCATTGATAAGCTTGACCAACTTCGCAGGAAGCAAGTCAGGCATGGCGCTGGGCTTGGTAAAAAATGGTCAGGATATGCTCTTAATCAGATTACCAACCTTGGAGAAAAGTCTCTTGACTTTAGTATAGCTAAAGTTGAGCGGGCTTTATCTCGCTCTATTTTCATTACTGAATTGTTAGCTGAACTTCGATGGATGGAAAAGAACGGACAAATTGAAAAGGCTCCAAAGGACGAAATGGAATTGATTGGCAGGAAGGATTTTAAAAACATTCCCATGGAAGCTGTTCAATACGCTGAGGCGAAAGTGAGCGATCACATGGGGGTTGCTGACCAAGCCAAGAAAGCAATGCCTTTCCAAAATCTCACTAGGTCTCCTTCGTGGAATGCCTTGATCCGCACCATATCTAGGTTCTCTAATCACCAAGCCTCCACTTCAAGCGGTATGGCTGCTATGCTGCCGATGATCTGGAAGGCTGAGACAGGAGAGGATGGTAAGCTCACAATTGGTGGTCAGAGAGCGAGACAAGAAGCCATCGAGAACATTACGGGAACGGTAATCCAAAACAGCTTGTTCCACATTATGAAGCTCAAGGTGCTTGTTCCAATTGTTTTGTCGGTGATTTACGGAATGGGTGACGACGATGACGAGGAAGCTCAAGTTAGGGCTCAGGAGATGGCCGACAAATTAATGGCCCCGGACGAAGAGGGTAATCCAATAGTCAATGCGGCCAAAGCGGTGATTTTTGGAAAGCAGTCCCAATTTTTCAGGGACGAAAAAACACCCGAGGCTGCGGCGGCTTCGGCATATGCTTCGCTAGGATCGAGCATTGTGTCTGAAATAATCCCTATGGCTCACCCGCTAACTGCGGCATTTGGGTTTTATCCTGCGCATTTTGCGTTTAAGGCAGCGATTACGAACCAGTTGATTCAAGATGCTACAGCAAAAATGACTGGATTAGATTCAGCACAAAGCAGATGGGAAGATGATGCGGTTTACATTTACGAGCGAGAAGAAGGTGGGGTGCAGACTGCTATGGGCATGACTGCTCCTAGTTCTGTTGTTTACGACTTGGGTGCTGCGGCCGCATTATCAACAGAAGCTGCTTTCGCAGAAGAATCTAATGTCTTAGACATTATTGCTTACATGATAAGCGAAGTCGTTCCGGTTACTCGTGAACTTCGCGGAAGGTTGAAGCAGAAGGTTGAAGAGTCTGTCTGGGAACAGCGTTCAGAAGATAATCGTTAGCCTAGACTAAATCACCAAGTTGAAACATCTGGAATTGGAACGGAGAAAACCGAACCTTCTCCACCCACTACTAAGTCAATAACCTCGATGTTACTGCATAGTCCGTGGTCAATGTAGGTGTATTTCCACCTGCTCATGGAGTTGACGCAATTGTCGTAATCGTGATCAGGGCGTGTAGCCATCCATTGTTTGACTAAGTGAACGTCTTCTTTGTGGATTAGGCGAGGCAGGGTTATTGGGATGCTGGTTGCTTTCATAATTACCGATGGAACGAGGAACTTAAGTGCCAGCTTTTGCAAGTGTCGCAAAAATACTGCCTAAGCTTTCCTACATTGGCTGAGTTGCGAAGTCTGTGCTTGGCTCCAGCTTTTGCGTTAGACTCACTAGAGTAGCACACTTTATTGCATTCGTTGTCGAGACGGACTCCTGATCGCGTTTCAATCTCAACTCCTTCCATTTCAGCCAACATCCTAGCTTCTTCTATGCTGGTAGGTGGAGCCCCAGCGTCTTCTCCTAGTAATTCTAGGAGGCGCTTTTTGGATTCGGCTTTTTTTTTGCCGGGGCTTATTTTCATTGCAGGGCTTTTATGAGCTCTTCCAGACGTGTAATCCTGAGATTTAAGATCGCACAGGTTTTAAGAGGCAGGTTTCTAGCTTTCTGAGATAGCCATTTAATAGCATCTACGGCCTGTTCTAGGCGCTCTACGGAGTCTTTGGGTAGATTGTAGCTGAATTGAATTGAACTGGCTTTAGGGGCATCCTCAGCTTCAGCAACAGACTCCTCTAGGGACATTGCTGCTTTATCTGTTTCGACAACCTTAATATCATCAATCGAATGCCAGTATCCGGGTTTAATTGCAGTTTCTTGGGTCTCTCCTTGCGCTAGAGGCACGTTGTTTGCTTTTGGAGCATAGGGCTCCCACTCATCTGCGTCTAGGTTGCTATTTGTTGGTGGAGGCAAATGGATTCCATCGTCATCATGACTTTGAAAATCTGCTGCTTTTATGGTTTCGTTTACTGGTTGTGTTTCAAGAACCTCTTTAAACATTGCTGCTTCCTTTTTAGCTTTTTTATTGGCTAGGTAACGTTTGTTTGATTCGGCCTTGGTCATTGCTTTTTTTCTTGCTGGCATTGTTTTATTTTATTTGAATTATTGTTTGATTCCTTTGTGTTCGTCTCCTTCAAGTGTTGCCTTAAAGCCTATGTTTCCTGCTACATGAAATAGAATGATTCCTTCTGGTTTCATAAAGCCCGGTGCTGCTACACTTCCATTAGTTCTTAGTAGCTCTAGGCATTGTTCTGCTTTATATGTATCAAACAGTCCTTGATAGATAACTGGGACTAGATGGCAGCACTCTGGAAGGACTTCTTGCATTTTCACAATGCGTGGATCAGCAGTTGGTATTTGTTTAGGTTCTGTTCCATGGAGCACCCAACGCTGCGTATTAAATAGGCTGAAACGCTTTTCTTTCATCCCATATTTTCTTTGGATGCCTTGTCCCCACCATTCGCCAAAATGTTGACCAACTCCAAGATTGATAAGCTCATCTCTGTTTTGATTTACCCATGCGGCAAATTCAAAGTTGTCATCACTTGGCGTGATCCATCTATTTCGGCTTCCGGCGCGAATAGTTAAATCGCCAACAATAGCAATGATACCTTGGGAATCCCAAGATTCGGAACCTTTTTCATCAACAGTTGTTTTAGTAATCATAATGGAAGCATTTGTTCCATCAATTTTTTCACTTATGATTACTTCCCTTAAAAGGCGCGGCATTTTGGGAAACCCTTTGAATTCTAATTTCATATATATTTGTATGTGTTGAGATTTTGGTATTTAACTGAAATGTTTTTTAACTTGTTACCTTAGACTACTGGCAGGATTCGCACACTTCACCATCAGTGCAAGTGCGTTCTGGAAGCGGATCATTAAAGTCGTCGTCAGGTAAGTCTTTAACAAATGCGCCATCTACAATCTTGCCAGTGCGTTCTTTGATTTCATTGTATGCGCTGAGAAGGCAGTCTTCAAACTTTACTCCAGCCAATTCAGAAAGTAGAATTAGAACAACTGTGCAGTCACCGACCGCATCTACAAGTTCATCATGGTTAGGAATGGCAATCGCGACATTGAGTTCTTCGACTTCTTCGAGCAGCTTAACAAATTGAGTTTGTGTAGTTGCTTTTGCATTTGTTCCGATAATGTTGCGTTCTTCACCCCATGTGCGGATGGCTTCGATTAGTTCTTGTGTTGTCATTTTTGTTTATTGTTTAGAGTTGGATTTCGTCAGAAAAAATATTGAGGTCTTCTGCGTTGCGTTGGATTTCAGATGCAATTCCGAGAAGGCGTTCTACAAATTGTGAATTAGTTAATTGGTTTTTATCTTTATCAGTGGCAGGATAAGCAGGAGACGTGATTCGGATTTTATCTGTTTTTATTCCAATTCGAGTAACTGCTTCGGCAAGAATAGTTAATAAGTGGTCGATTTCACGAAACGCTTTTTCTGCTGGTGATTGGGATTCTGTTACACATTCTCCTTTGTATTGTTGTGTGTTCATTTTTGTTTTTGTTGTTGTTTGGTTAATTTGGTTGAATTTAAAACTTGTGTGTGATGGCGCTAGCTGGTCAGGCCAATTGTCTGAGTTGAACATCTCCCTTGCTGCCCATGAGTAAACTGATTCGATTCCGTTCCATTCTTTCATAATTGCTGGTTGGTTTCTATTCTGTTTTTGAGATAAGCGCGTGATCCTATAATCGGCCTTAGCATAGCTCGGCAGTTGCGGATTTCCTGTGCGGTAAGTTCCCCCATTCGGAGACGTAACTCGCTGTCTGACATGTGCAGCCACTCCCAGCAACGGGAATGCACCGCTTCCATCTCATCCACTTCCACGGAGGAGAGCTTGAGCTTGATGTATTTCTTCCCGATTTTGCCGTAGAGGGGTCCTTCGTATTTCATGGCTTGATTTTATTTATGAACCGAAGGGCTCGTTCTCCAGCTTGATGAGCTTTGTTCCAAGTTCTGAACTTCTTTTTGAAGCGGCGATCCCCAAAGTCTCCTTTGCTGGCGAAGTAGCGGAACGAAACGGTAAACCCGTCATTTTGACCTACGTAATCAGCACCGGGGGAAACAAAGGGGCAAACTGTATTGTCCCACTCAAGATACCCGCCATAAGGCAATATCCATGTCCATTTATGTCTCAGGATTCTCATTAGTCAGGGCTAAATTGTTTCAGGATTATAAGAGGATAGAAGCATGGGAAAGGCCACCTAGCTACCAACCCCACTGCGTCTGCATAGGTGAAGACTTTACTGTTACGTCCTTTCCAGAGGAGGCCTTGTTCTTGAGCCCACAGGGGGTTTTCATGGACTTTGCGGTGACATTGGCTATGGAGCAACACGGTGAAGCAGAACGCTGTTTTACGTCGTCCGGCCGGATGGTGTCTTTCCATTGTGGAGGACTGGGCTTTAACCCCGCAGACGGCACAAATGGCTTCAGTTGGTAGCAACGCACCACTTGCCCTGTAATCGGATTCAAGTTTGGCTCTCCTACAAGCGGCATCACTCTTGTTCTTTGTAGGTGTCGAAGCGGGCTTGTTCGGTTTCTTCTTCACTTGGGCTGAAGAGTTTAGCAAATCCCCCAATGCCTTGTTCCACGAGGGCTTTTTGTGCTGCTTGCTCTGCTTCAATGTTGAGAAATTCTTCGAGAGCTTTTTGGGAGTATTCATGTATGATAGAAAGTTCTAAGAATTCTTTTCCACGGTTTGGTGTTGCCATCGCTATACGAGCTATTACTAGCCCCATTGCTTGTTGGATAGTTTTATAATCAGGCTCTTCATGAAACAAAGGCCCTAAAGCGTATGTCATGGATTCGACTAGGTTGTGTGTTTTACTTAACATATTTTTGATTAAATTCGTTTTCTAGTTTTTTTGCAGTTGTTAAAGCGCATACATAATTGTCTGAGTCTTTTATTCCTACAAGCTTTTTAAGCTCAAGAGATAAACAACTTAAACAAATATTGCTACCGCGAGCGTTATTGCCACATTTCTTTTCACAATAACCCCATGTTGAAATTCCTTCGTATGCTTGATAATGAATTTCACTAATTAAAGCTTTTAACTTTTGATGCTTTTCTTTTTTAGTCATTGTTATTTTTGCTTTCTGGGGGGCATTGGTATCCACATTTTTTACACCAGTTCATTTCTGTGTGATACGGAGCAAGATGATCCATCTTATGATACCATTTACCACAAAGGCAAATAGCAATTTCTGAACCAGTCCATTTTTCATTTACTTCTAACCATGCTTTTGTATCAGCGGGAATCCTTCCTACAGGTCGCTTAATATTATTCTTTGGTTTCATTTTAATTGATAATGAAATTGGTTATGCTTTTAATTGTCGTAGTAGTCGCGCTGCGGTGGGTCTTGGATAATCATCTCGTATACTTCGTCACGCTCATCGTCGGTTAGCTCAATTCTATCGCCGTCAACGTGTGCTCCAATGATTTCGACGTTAGCGTGTTCCTCCGGCTGCAAGTGGGTTGCAGGTGTGCCAGAGAAATAGTGAACCTTGACTTCAATCTCAACCTCGCGGATTATTGTAACTGTCGTTCTCATAGATTGGTTTCTATAGTAAATTGTGGAACGTTTTTTGGGATGCGTTACCTTTCCCCTTTGCCCCTGCTCGTCGGGTCATCCCAATCTGCGAGGAAATTGTTTATTGGGCAAACTCATCCATCCAGAATGTTGTAGGCTTTACAGTTTGAGTTATTCCTACGCACATAAGGATTTCAAATGCGTCTCCTTTGTGCTGTTCTGATAGGCGCAGCGACTCTTTATGAGCTGATGCTATGGTGTTGTGTTTTACTGTTGCTTTTTGTCCGTCTGTTTTTTGCACGTAGTAGTATGGTTTCATATAGTTTTGTTTTTTATTTCCAAGGACATTCAGAATACATTGGCATTGGACCAGATGGTTTTGATGTGAACCTTTTTGTTTCTTTGTGAAACCAAAAATTAGTCAATGGTGTTTCTCCTGTAGTTCTTTGCTTTCTTACAATTAATTTTCCGCATGGAGTAGACTCAAAGAATCTTTCAATATCAGAACTGTCAAAGTCACTGTCAGTCATTTCAGCCATGCGTTCACTTTTTGCCATGTCGCGCCATACTGTGATAATGTTATGTGGCATATCGCCCCACTCTGATGCTCCTCGAATTTCTGCCATTCCGGGTGGTTTGGATGTGTTTTCGGGAGGCTTGCGTGGATGAGCTACAATCATTAAATGAACTGGATACTTGGAAACAAATACACGCAGTCCGTCAATTGCTTCTGCTTGAGCTGTATTATCACCACGGTCAATGTTCATTGTCATTACGTTGTCGATTACAAATGTATCGACTCCATAACGTTTATGAGCATGGATGAATGTTGATATTAGGTGTTTTGGGTCAGCTCTCTCCATACTTTTATACATGAACACTAAATTGCTCAGGTGATCATAAGCCAACTCAAAGTCATCCGTATATGGAAGATTGGGATAAGCTGTGAACTGTGTAAGTATTTGAGAGAAGGTAAGCTCAGGTGGTTGCTCGAATGAAGCAACGCATACTTGCTTTCCTTTCGCCGCAAGTGATGCAACTTGATTAGCCACAGCAACAGATTTACCATGGAAAGAAAAACCAAACCACAAAGTAATCTCATGCTTTCTGAATGATAGGTCAAAATTAGGCAAGAAGAATGGATCGCCATCAACAAGATGGTCTCCCTTCATGTAAGAGCGAACACCTTCTCGCATTGATGTTGGATCAACAATTTCAGCAATTGGTTCTGGCGCAGTGTTTTCAATCACTGTAGCAATTTCTTTACCTCTGCCAGCACGGAGCATATCATTTGCATCCTTGAGTGGTAGTGTAACAATAAGGCATCGTTCTTGACCGAGCCTTGCTGCTGCATCTTTTGCTGCTTTCTTACCTGCTTGATCGTTATCAAACAACAATACAATCTCATCGTAATGAGAAAGAAATTGATAGTCTTCTGTGATCCATTGTGTATTAGAACAACCCATTGGTATGCTTACCGCTGGAATGCCCATTTCCCAACAAGCCATTGCATCCCATTCGCCTTCAGTAATTACTAGTTTCTGAATGCCGGTATCTGGATCGCAAACATCTTTTCCAAATAAAGACATGATAGGATCGGAGCTTGTCCATGTATCTTTTTTGCCATCTGGTTTCAACGTAAGCCCCCAATGCTTAATCATGCCAAGCCTTCCATAAGCGTCATAATATGGAAATGAGATTTTCCCTTGAGCATCTGTGCCTACTCCATACTTAAGCAATGTTTCTTCACTGATCCCGCGATTCTTTGCATATTCAATACAAGATGGGGACAAGGTGCGTATATCCTTAGCTAATTTTTCTGGGTCTTTTGATTTACTTACAGTTCCAAAGGATTGAATTGGTTTGATGTTAAGGAAGTTAGCAAGCCACTGAAGTCCTTCCTTGAAAGACATTGACTTGTTGAGTGATACAAGTCTCCATGCTTTTCCTTTTTCCCCTGTAGCGAAATCAATGAAGTAACCAGCATTATTAGCTCGTGTGCTAATAAGCATTGAGTCACCTTTTTCACCGTTTATATTACCAATTCGATACCCTTGGCTTTCTCGTTTTGCATTAGGGTAAATGGTAAGAACAAATTCATCTATCCTGCTAGCTAATGCGCTTTTGATTTCTTCTAAGTCGTAGAAGCGACCTTCTTGTTCATTCATGTGTTGAGTTGTTGATTTGTTGAATTTTCTCGCCTACAATAACCATTGAATCAGCGAGCGTAGGATTGCCTGTTATTGATGAATGTGTGGCAATTACATTCATTATGATGTTTACTCCATAGCTTTCAGCTATAGCCATAGAAACAATAAAATCTCTTACGCTTTTATTTAAGCTTTCTACAATTTCATGGTCTGGCTTATTGATTATTTTTTCTATCCGAGTCCTAATTTTTGGACTCATTACTAAAGCTATAGCAATTTCATTTTGTATAGCTTGAGTAAATTGCGTCATTCCAAACATCATTTCCTCAAAGCTTTCATTTTCATTAGCTTCTTGAATGTATTCTGACATTTGAAATTAAGCTTTGCTTTTTTTGATTTCTACAGGTTCTCCGTTATTTGCTCTTGCTGTCCAGTTTTTTAAGTCGATTACAACTTTACCTTGCGGGATAGATGATGCGGTTCCGCTAATGCGTCTCCAACCATCATCAAAAACAAGATAGGTTACTTTGTTTGATTTGTGCGCTAGAATAAGGTTTTCTGCTTGTTGCTTGCTTCGGATGTTTTTAATCACCTGATCGTCTCCCATAGTCTTGACGATGCAGGCTAGGTGGCGAATTGGTTTTGGTCCAAGCTTGAACACTTCTGCCTTGTGAAGAATTAGATGCTTTGATTCATCTGGAATCTTTTGATGGAACGCTTCTTTGTGGGATGAGAATGACAGCTTGTAACGCTTTTTCTTGAATGCACGATAGACGCTAACGGTTGTCCAGATGGTATTCAAGGATTTGTCTGTGGTTTCTGCTACTTGTCCTACTTCGAAGTTTTCTCCATGCAGATTTTCAAGCTCATCAATGATTGATCCAAGCATCCATGAGGTCTTGTCTTCCATTTTAGGAGCTAGGTCGCGTAGCTTCAGGACGTTTGCAACTACTTCGTATGACTCAATAAGTGAAGGAGGTGAGCTTTTGTTAATCGTGCAAATTCCATCTTCGGTAATAATGAAGCTTCCAGTTTTGGTTTCGGACATGGCTTGCATCAAAGAAATTGCAGCGTGTTCAACAATGTCGTCTTCTTCGCTTACAGGGAGCGGTTCTAGGCTTTCTTGCTCTTCTTTGGGGCTTTCTACCACGGACTCTTCTTGAGCTTCCTCAGAGGGCTTTTCTGGCTCAAGAGAAATGTTATCTACCATTTGGCCGATTCTTTGTCGGATGGTTCCTGTGTATGAAGCCCAATTTGGGAATCCGTCTTCTTGCATTTGCTCAATGACTTCAGCAACAGTGTCGTAAGGAACACGGAATCTTTCTGAAAGATCGGAAAAATCTTCTGGTTGGATAAGGCAGTTTTGGTAATATAGTGGTTTGTTCATTTGTTATTTTGGTGAGAATGAAAACGGTCAATATGGTATTGATCAGTTTGTTTAGTTGTCGATTTTATAATGGGTGATTACAAAGTCCTCACCTGTTTCTTTGCCAAGTGACTCAGCGATTTCGGACTCGGTTAACCCGTAAAAGAAGATGCTGTCGTCATCCTCTTCGATGTCATTGGATTGGGATATGACATACCCCTCGAACTTGGTGCGGTCGTTTACCCAGTAGCCATCTACGATGATGTGAGGGAGGCCCCAGCAGTCATCTACGATGATGTGAGGGAGGAGTGTAATGGTGTTGCTCATATTTTTAGTCAAGGCTAAAAGAATTTTACTTCTGGGGGTTCATCGACTTTATAAGAATCGCAATACCCAAATGCTTCGGTAATGTCTTCTGACTTGTTTGCATAGGCTAATGTTAAATCTACAATTCTTTTTTGCAGTCCAGCAATTAATTGAATTGCTGGGACATCTTCAGGTAGCTCCCAAGGTCCTTCGACCGTGAAAGCTACGTCGAACATAAAGTTGGTTTTCATGGCTTTTGTCCAGTGGCTAGGTTGATGGCGGAGCGAGCAAGCTTGACGGCGGCTGCGGAGTCGTCGTCGTATTGTTCGTGGGCGCAAAACATGGAATACATTTCCTGAAGCGCCGAAAGAAGGTCAGGGCTGGACGCTATAAGGCGGGCGTTGGCTTCAATATTACAAGGAGTGATAATTGCAAGATGGCTTTTGTCTTTTGCGACAATGTGCGTTGTAATGCAAAATTCTCCTTGTTTTGTTCGATTTTCAATTCCCCATGGTCCGGGCGTGAATGAGGTTTTCATAAAGTATTATTTTTAGATTTTCCATCCGAAGAAAGTATTTGGATTAGATGCTTCTCTAAAAAATCCAAAGCGTTTGTCGTCTTGGTATCCAAGAAAAATAGCTAATGTGCCATCAGACAGGATAATTTGATCATTTATGTTCATAGATTCAGAGTTTAATTAAGTGGCGAGTTGTCTGAAGCCCACGCTTGAAAGAATGTGATTTTGTCTCTAATCTTCATTAAAGAGTTAATCATTGTGCAGATTGCTTCTTTTGAGGCTTTAGCTTCTTTTAAGCACAATTCTTCATTGTTATCATAATCGCCAGCTCTATACGCATTGCGAAGACTTGCTGTGATAAACGATAAGTCATGAATTAAATCATATCCGTCTAGTCTCGCCTCTCCAAGAAGATCAGCGCATGGAAATTCTTTTTTTTTCTTCATGATTTAAACGGTTAGCATTTCTTCGGTAAGGAGCTTTTCACCATGTCTTACATGGCGTGTCCAGTCTTTCTCCAGTCCGGCAATTGCGAGCGTTTTTACTTGAGCCGATGTTCCCCACTCTGAGGAGTAGTATTGAGAGCCATTGCTTTTGCGGTTGGAAGATTCATGACTATGGAACTCTGTGAGGGCTGAGAATGCGTCAAGGCGTGTGCGTCCTACGTTTCCTCGTCCACCAGTGAACAGTTCCATCATTCTTGCTCCTTTTTGTTTGAGTCCGTTGGAGAGATTTTCAGTATTCCGCCCTTCGATACCAGTGAGCCATGCGCGAGCTTCGTCTGGTGAGCATACTGTGCGATCAGCCTGACTCAAGACTTCTTGGTAAACTTTACTTGTTCCCATGAAGTTTTTCATGGCTACAACAAGCCGTTCGATGTTTACATCAAGGTTGAGTGTGTGCTTGGCTTTACCGATGGTCTGTCCGGTTTGCATGGATGCTGCGAACGTATTGGCGCAAACTACGCAGATATTGGTGTAGCGGGCTTGGAAGCTAGTGCTTTTGTCGTAGGAGTCGATTACTGTGATAAAGTCGTTGAACTCACGATCACCGATCTTGAATCCATCTGTTACTTTAAGAGAGGCAAATAGCTTGCAGCGGTTGTCTACCGTGCCAGCGGAAGCAATCTCGAACGGAATTTCCTCCATTCCTTTAGCAATGACGTTCCAGAACGTCTCTACCGTGGAGGGGTGGTAGCTGCTACCATACGGTTCTCCGATTGGGAGAAAATCGTCATTAGCAATGAGTTGCTTGAACTCAGGGGATTCGATCATCACGTCCTGATAAAAGTCAGGAATTGTGTCGTGTGGCTTTTGCACTTTGTAGTAGATAGGGCTTTCTACTACGTCGAATGGCATGGAGTTTTCCCGTGTTACCGTATCTACGATGGTAGTTAGTCCGTGCCAAGCTTGTGTTGATGCTGCTTGAATGTCGCGTTCAGTTATATTGTGGCTCATTGTTGTTTGTTTTTTTCTTGGTTGTTGTTATTGAGAGTGTTTGTTTTTTATTTGTTTTCCTATTTCCGGATCATCTAGCATGACCACAGCTTCTAGGATAGAGTAAATTCCTGCTCTAGCTACTTGCCAGTAAGGTTCGCCTAAGCGTTGTGTGATGGGTTCATAGATGCTCCAAACTTCTTGATATGCTCGGAACAAAGCGTGTGCTTCTGAAGATAGATGATTAGGAAGATGTAGTTCATTCATAAATACCTCCAGCCCGAAGGGCTCTATGAAAGCAGCTTGTTAAACTGTCTTCCGATACGTTCTTGCGCTGTTATTTCGCCGTGGCACTTTTTGCAGACGACACGAAATCCTTCTGCGGGACAAAACAGCCTCTGAATAAACCGATCCCATGAGACGAATCCTTCTGATCCGACAACTGGGATGATATGATCCGCTTGAACAGCGTTTTGGGGGAATAGATTTCCGCATACGGAGCATTTGTGTAGCTTGCATTTGCGCCCAGTGGCGGGGTTGATTCCGTGCTCGACGAAGGCAAGGTTGATAGCTCGGTATTTCTCGGGCCACCTAGCTCCTCGCAAGGCGCTTTTGATAAAGCTAATGTATCTTGCTTCTGTCCATTCTCCATTGCAGTAGGGGCGTTCGATGTCGGTTCTTTTTTTTGTCGATTTTTTAGCCATGACTAAATAAAAAGTGAAGCCAGTTACCGTATCTGGCGCTAGCTTGACGCTACTAGCGGTTTCATAAATACCACATATTTCAGAGGGTTTCTTAGTTTATGCTTAAGGCAACGTCTTTCCGTTGTGTCACTATTTTACCAGCTTTTGTCAATTGTTTTGACGCATTTTCGGACTACTGGTTTCCGAGCCGTGCCTTCCGTCTCGTTGCGGCTATGCGCTTCCGTTTATGATCCCAAGGGAGCTTATACAGGGACGACGCAGAAATTGTCCAGCTTACCGTTTACTGGGACGGCATTACGCTCCGTCGGTTCCGTTTCAATCCTTGGAGCACCATGCAACTCTAGGTATTTATCCGTATTCTCGTTTTACCGTAGTCTCTTGGTTCTATCTGCTGCACGGTTAACACAACAGCAAGAGATTATTCTGCTTTTGCACCTTGAAGCATTGCATTGGCAGCGAAAGTGAATGCTACTTCTGCAAGTTCAGGGCGTTCTTTGCGGATCATGTAATCGGCTGCTCTTATTCCAGTTTCAAGACATTCTTTGATTGTTGGCTTCTCAACTGGCTTTTGGATGTCTTCAGGCTTAACTGCTACTGCTCCTTCAGGTTTTGATAGCTCATCACAATTAAGACTTGCTGATCCATTGAAGGTGTTTTTTGTAAACCTTCCTCGCAGTGTCAGTGTTTCTCCTAGTGGTAGTTTCCATTCAGCGGCTGTTTCCCACATTGTCATGAACATTTCGTCTGATCCGCTTTTCAATACTACGGATGAGAAGATTTTATTGTTCTTTGCTGTTTTGGGATTGAACTGCTTGTGAATGGTTACTGGGCCAATTGAAATGAATGTCTCTCCATCTTTGGCCGAGGCTACTTGGTGGAGAGTGCTCATTTAGAATGCTTCTTCTGAACTGCCGCTATTTGCTGCAATTTCTTTTGCTGTTTTGATGTCACCTTTTGAAAACACAACCTTACCATTACCTAGATAGGTTTTGGTTTTCTTTGCTTCGCGATCTTCTTGGCTTTGAGAAAGCTGAACGGATACGTTATTTCCATAATTGTCATTCTTGTCATCGACAAAAATGGACAAAGGAATGAATGTGGCGGTTTTACCTTTGATCATTTGATCTTCGGTGAGTTTTGCGATGTCTTCTTTTTTGATGCTGGCGCTAATAATAAGTCCCATATTTTTGTTTTTCTTGTTTGTTTGTTGTTTACTTAATGAAAACTGAAGCGCATTCTGAATAAGCTGCGACTACGAGTGGTTCTTTCCCATAGGGAGTGTTTCTGGCTTTTTCCATCTTGGCATTTAGATCCTCTAAGGATTTTTGGATCTTAAAGGATTCGATGATTTTGTCCATCATTCCGTCACTTTTTTGCGAGGTGGCTTTACTTTGATCAGAATTGTCCTTTCCGTGCGTTTCCGTAGCGTCTGCGTCTTTGGTGTCATCAATGCAGAACAAGCCGTTCAGGGCGTATTTACGGGCGTAGGAGGAGCAAGCGCCCGTCACTTGAGCGTCATCCATACCTTTTTTGCTTTCAGCTTCACGAGCAAATGCTGTGGTGGAGATGCTTTCTCCTGCATGAGTGAATGTTGCTGTAGCTTTTACGTAAACACGCCCACCAACTTCAACAATTTCATCGCTGATGGTTAGGATTGCGTCCACTGCATGAAGAAATGGCTTGAGGGCTTCAAGAATTCCCTCTGCGGATCTGTATTTGTAATTTCCAAATTTGTTCTCAAGGTTTTTTGGAGCGTTGAGGTCAACTTGGATTGTTCTTAGTTTGTCTGCTGCTTTTTGCATTTATTTATTTGTTTTGATTTAGTTAAGGCTAAAATATATTCGAACAGTTCGATACACTGAACGCTGCGCATCAGTGATCTTAGCTGTTATCCAAAGAAATCAGCAGTTTGGCGGCGCGTTCCAGTTCAGGATTGAGCCAGTCCCTCTTTTGCGGTAGATCCGTAAGGATGTTGCGAATCACATAGAGCGCATCCGCTAGGCGGTCAGCGGCTTCATTCGATGGGCGATAGACTCCCGAGCTATTGTCTCGGAGCCATTTGATTAGTTCAGCGTTTGATTTCATAATTTCGGAAGATGGATAACAAGTTTGTAGAGGCGACGACGGGCAGCGTCCCCATTCAGGTTGGTAGTCCTTTCCCGTCGTCGCGCCTCACATCGGCGTTAGCGGAAGATTTCAGAATGGCTTCCAGTTTCCATTTAACGTGATAGAACCAGTCCTGACTGATCCGCCCTGAGAAGGTTGCCATGTCTCCATCGTCCTCAACGTCCGAGTAGTCCAACTCGTCAAGAATCCCGAAGATCGCTAACAAGTCATGCGAGGCAACCTCTACAACGTCTTTTGGTGGATTCTGGCTCATGCGTTCGGTGCCTCCATATTTGCGTTAGGCAGAATTAAATCTTCACGTTCGCGCCAGAATGCCAGTTGTTCAGACCAATCGCCGGCAAACATCTCCAACGGATATATTTCGTCGTTTTTCCGGTGCAGTTCCCTCCATGAGGATTCAAAATCCTCAAGGGATTTGAGTTGCTCAAATATAAACTCGTCTAACGTCAAAGAATGCCGAACAAGACGTGAGACGCAATCCCCACTAGTCTCCTGTTGGGTTAGGGTTTTCTGCTTCGGTGGTGATTTATCGTTTGGCATGGTCTTGGGGTATAAGTGGTGGGGATGCGTCTACATTGACGTTCGTAGGTGAGAATTGCAGTTCATCCAGCATATCGCTTGGATTGTTATTTCCGTTTGCCATCGCTTCAATCCATCGCGCTGGGTCAATCGTTGCGGTGTGCTTCCATCCTTTATCTAAAAGTTTTGCTTCTACTTCTTGAAGCTCTTGGTCTGAGTAACATTTTATCATTCCATCAAGAGCGTAAATAAAAAGCATTCGATCTAATCTAATTGTTTTCATGTGTTTTGGGTTTTGCTGGTAAAACATTAAATATTTCAACTACTGGCTTTCCTGTCTCTGGATGACTAATCATTTTAAACTCAACATCAAATTTTTTGATGCGTTCTCTAAAGTTATAAGCCATGTCAAAATCTGGAAACTCAACGTAAAGGTTAGAGTCGCGTTGGCTTACTTCTTCTTCAAGTCCAGAGTCTTCTAAAGCTCGCTGAAGGTAATAAGGTAAGTATTGGATGACACTCATTTTTTAAGTTGTTTTAGGTTTTCGATGAATTGCGCTGCTTCTGTTGCTGTTACCGTAATGTTAGAGCCGGGGTCGATAGTTGTTTGTGCTCCTCCTGTCCAAGAGTTGCCTATTCGTTTAGCTGGAGAAGGCATAGACATTATCTTCCAATGGACAACTGAGCATTCTGATACTTTCCATGAATAGGGATTACCAGCTTGCCATTCATGATAGATGGCTGATGCCGACTGTTTAAGTGACCATTCAACCACTTTATTTTCTTTAAGTAGTTCTTGGGTGTAACGCATAGCATTTAGCCAAAGCTTCTGCTTGGCTACTTGATGCAGCGATTCGATTAGATTCACACTCATGACAATCAATCCTCTAGCCCCGAAGGGGCTTTGCGCGCTATTAGCATTGCGTCGGCGATTGAGTATGCTCCTTTGGCAACGTCGCAATTCCAGTTGTAAGACATTGCGGCTCTTCCGGACGCTACCATGATGGCAATAGCGATATTTTCACTTTGCATGGCTTGCCCAGCGAACCAGTCGCGCAGACTCATGCCGCGTAATGCGTCGTCTCTTTCGTGCATCGGGAACGCTTGCCCGCCGTTGTCTTGTGGTGTGTTCATTTTTATTTTGATTCACGTTTGTATTGTTCGCAAACATCTTTGAATCCACAGAATGAATTGCAGAATGTTTTTTCACCTTTGCGAATTTCTACTGTTTGATTTGGTTTTTTGAGTTCTTCTGCTTCTGATAGCGTGTCGCATAGTTTTGAAGCTCGCTTGGCTCCGGGCGACATGATTGCGTAAACTGATGGCTTTTCCCATTGCTCTTCTGCTGTGCATGGGCGTGGTGAGCCATTATAAGCCTTCCAGTGGTCTTCTACGGTCTCTTTAATTAGCTTGGCTGCGAAGTCTTGATCATAGGGTTCTACGTAGATAGCAAAGGGTGTTTGCGGATACGTGGGGTCGAAGGTTGAGCGCATGTAGGACCAATCACGTTGAAGGTAAACAATTGAAACGTGTTCTACTTCATATCCATTTTTTTCTGCTAACCATCCATTGATTTGAATTTGTTGGCGATGTTCTGGTTTCATTTTTTCCTGAAAACCAGCAGTGTTTTTGTAGTCGAACACTGTTTTATTTTCGTAGAAGTCTATTTGTCCTGAAATTGCAATGGTCTCTCCAAGATATGGATACTCATAGTGAAGTCGTTCTTCTGCTACTTCTCCGTTTTCAGTATCTACGTTATCTTCTAGGATGGAATGAATAGCTGTTCCCATCAAAGCATGGAACATAGTGTAGGGATTTTCTTGCTTTTCGTGGTTCTTTGCCAGCCATGTGCGTTGCGGAGGAGAGATTAACTGCGTGGTTGAAAATAAAGACTTTCCTTTTTCATACTTGTCTTTTGACAAAGCGCGAATGAACGGGCTAGGAAAGCTTTTGAGGTAGGATGCTGGTGTTTGTTTCATTGTTCGATAATAGTGTATTCGTTTTTTTCGAGCAGGAATCCCGGTAATGGACCGATGAAGATCAATTCTCTTTCTTTCCAGTCAGGAATATTCATTGCGTAGACTGCCGTATAAATTTTTTGTGGATCAAGCTCTAAGTCAGTTCCTAAGAGCTTGTAAGCTTTGTCTGGTTTTACTTTGAATTTTTTGGATCTCATTTATTTAATCTTGAGCTTCTATAATTACGTTCCAGATTGAGTCAGGTATCATATCTCTAACTGCTGTGTCTGCGTATCTTGCTAGATTTCCAGCTTCTTTCCACTTTTTTGATTTGTAAAAAAAAAGGATTTTTCTTAGGATTTTTCTGTCTTCTGTATACATTTTTCTTATGCTTTGATCTTCATCATGCTCAGCTTGGTGATTTTTAATGATGTGCTTAAAAAGTTTGATTGCGTTTTCATCTATTGTCATTTTGAATTCTTTTTTTATTTAGTCAGGCTAAATTTTAATCGAGCACACTGCGTCCACATAGCATTATAATGGTGTAATATGGCGGGAAATCATCTCCTGCACACATTTCTATTCCCTTCAGCAACCCAAATTCAATGCAATTTGCGTTGATGCTGTTTTTTCTGAATCCTGAATTTTTAATCAGTTTTTCCAGTTTGTTTTTTATTTCTTCTTCTGTCGGTATGTTTTTATTCATTGTGATTTTAGCGTTGACAAATTTTTTGATTGCTTTAGGTAGCGCTCATGGAAAAGAGATTCAAGAAAGTAATCACTAACCCTGCGACTGGTCGCAAGAAAACTGTGAAGTTTGGACAGGCTGGCAAGGCTGCTGACGGTGGGGATCGCATCAGGCCGGGAACTTCTAAGGGTGACGCTTATTGCGCTCGCTCTGCTAAGATTAAAGGTGATTGGAAGTCCAATCCTAATTCGCCTAACAACCTTTCACGCCGGAAATGGAAGTGCAAAGGCAGCAAGTCTATGAAGTAATTGCTTTCTGAATCAGAAACAGCTTTATGAAAAAAAAATCTACTGTCAACTCTTCTGGTAACTACACAAAGCCTACCATGAGAAAAGCCTTGTTTAATCGCATTAAAGCTGGCACGAAAGGCGGTGATCCCGGCGAGTGGAGCGCCAGAAAAGCTCAGCTTTTAGCTTCTGAGTATAAGAAAAAAGGCGGAGGCTACAAATAACAACTCTCATTAAACGTAAACTAAAATAAAAATATGAAAGCAAAACCAAAGAAAGCAATGGTGTCTCCTAAGTCTAAAAAAGCAATGTCCAAGCCAATGTTAAAAGCAGCGGCTTCGAAAAAGATGGCCAAGAAAATGCCTAAGAGTATGGCAATGGGCATGAAGATGGGAATGCCTAGCAATATGGGATATTAATCCTATTTTGATTGAATGAAAGCACCTCAACAATCCTTGAAAGATTGGACAGCCCAAAAATGGCGAACCTCTGATGGTAAGCCAAGCAAGGGCAAAAAGAGGTATTTGCCTGATTCTGCGTGGAAGTCTTTGACGGCTTCTGAAAAGGCTTCCACGAATCGGGCAAAGGCTAAGGGTAATGCTCAAGGCAAGCAGTTTGTTAAGCAACCTAAGTCGATAGCTAGAAAAACATCAGCACACAGATGAGAAACGCCAACCTACCAAAGTGTCGAGTTTACGTCCGTTGTGATGCCTTTGGTGGCAGTGAGACAGAGTTTGAACCTGCGTGGTTAGTCAGCGTCCGAGCGATGCGTAATCGTCCATTTTGTTTTCAAGTTTGGGTAGATAAATACGCTGCTTGCTTTGACAAGATTCCGCCACAGTGCATCTACCATTACGAGCCGGATGGGAATCAAGCTAACTTACCGCTTCACAAGGTGCAAATGTGGGAGTGTTTATCTGGCAGCATTGAAGTCTGGCAGAAGAGTCAGCTTTGCGATGTGCCGATGCTTGTCAACATGGGTAAGGGTTTTGCTCCGATGACTGGGCATTACTGGTTTACGATTGATTTTTTACCCGAACATCAATGTGCAGGAATACTGGACATTGGTGACGTTGAGTTGCTGGAAGAGCACAAAGAGGGAAACGTGGTAAAGTTGTCGAACGGACAGATTGCCATCTACCCAAATAATAGGCTTAAATGGTTGCCTATAAGCCTTGTGAAAGAAGGCGCGGCAGAACGCATCCCTAGCTGGGAGGTTGCCACAAACGAGCAATGGGACGACTGGTGGCAAGACTCATCAGAAATCCTCGGAGACTCCAAGTGGGCTTACTAATATTTAATTGTTTAGCTTTAATTTGTAGGTCTTTTGTTGTTTTTTCCATGTGCTCAAGAAGAATGTCTTGCATCCAATATGGAGGACAGCGTCTTCCTGACCTCCAATCGTAAGCTGTTGGCATAGAGCATCCAATTTTTTCAGCAATTTGCTTAGCTGTGTATTTTGATATTTTTTGTTTGAATGTTTTTTTCATGTTTTTAATTACAGGTCAATTTCCAAATGAATGCTCCATGCTTTAACAAGTTCGTTCATTAGAAATTGCTCAAAACGTCTTGATTCGTCTGAATAGCCAATTGTATGACAATGCTCTTCTAGCAGCGTGGTAATCAAAAAAAACAATCCTTGGTCAAAAGAACGTTCTGTTAAGTGGATAATTTCTGAATGAACAAAAGCGATGTTTAAGTTATCTTCATTTGAGATATATTTGATTTTTGCTTTTACGTCGTATCCCATTTTTGCCAAAAACTCTTTAGCCTTGGCTAACATCCGTTCGTGGCGCTCAGGCATTTCAATTTGATTGAACTCAGCGTCAGGCAATTGGCTGCGTATTTGGTGTTGGAGATTACTGATTAGTTTGGTGGGGGATTCTTCCCAGATTTCAGCTACAACTTCTTTCATTGTTACTCCCCACGTGCCGTAATATCCACGGTCAGCTTCCCAATTAGGTTTTTTCGCTGTAAATAAGTGTTTTAAGATAGACTTATTCGTTAGTTTTTCGATGCCTCTTTCAATAGACCGATAGACATCGTAGATATTAAAGATAGTGCGATCTTCTGTAAGTTTTACTTCATCTAGCAATTCGTAAGAATACATCGCTTCTTCGATGAAGCCTACCTTAACTCCACGATAAAATATTTCGCCATCTCCTTTGTAAATGTTGATTTTGTCGGAAGAGGCAATAGGGACGCGAGCACCTACGAAAATGTTTTCGTGATTGTCATAGCACTCTGCAAATTTTTTGTGAGTGATATAGATAGTGCTGTCTTGTATTGAAACTGGGTGGCGACCCCATTCTCCTCCTTCGTCTATTGTATTCGAAACAAGCTCACGGTAGGCTCCTTCTAGCTCCCACTGCTTTCCAAGTTCTGTTGTAAATCCAAGCTCACGATCATTGCAAGTAATTACATCAAATGTTTTTCCACGGAATTCTTTAGTTTCTTTTCCAAATTCATATATCCCATTGGGAGTGATGATGCTGACTGTTGCGTTTTCACGAATGAGAACAGCTAAGGCTAATTTCATTCCGGTTCCAAAGAAGCCAATTGGAGAATTATTATCTGGTTTAGCATTAATTCCCATAATACTCCAGCTTTCAGGGTGAAGAATGCCAGGAGTGGTAAGCATTATTGTATTTGAACAATCTGTATTCATTGTTTATTTGTTTATTTGTTGTTACAAATCAACCTCAAGCCCGAAGGGCTTTAAGTTTATTGATTTATGATTTATTTGTAATTGTTCAGTATCTCTTTGAGCAATTAGAGCAAACGCTCTGTCCGTGCTTTGTGAAGATCAAGGGTGTTTTGCAGTCGCGGCAAAAGCCGAAGAACTTGCAGGGTTTTCTGAGGTAGTAGCGTAGTTTGCATCTCATGGTGTTTGTTGTTGTTCAAACAGGTTGATGCACTGAACGCTTTGCGTCACCGATCTTGGCTGTTCGGAATAAAAACTCGCATCCAGAATGCGACGGGCTGAGACGATGTTTGTCCGCGCCACCCGAATCTTTTGCTCCATGATCCTTTGTCCCACCAACCGTCAGCGCGGATGATGACTACTTGTTCACCGTCATTCGGCAATGTTGAATCGGCAGAAAAGATTTCCGAACAATTCGTGAGAGGCAACGCCTCGGAGTTTTCTTGTGTATTCATAGTCGTTAAGGGCGTGCCTCCACAGAGGCGTTCGACTTACTCATAGAAGGCCAGCTTGATCTTTTGTTGTGTCACATCCAGACTCAGCAATGACCAAGAGTGCCCGGTGTTGAAGTTTTGGACATCAATGACTGAGATTCTCCAGCCACCGTCAGGCCGGATGTAGAGTTTGAAGAGTTGTATTTCGATTTCCATGTTAGTGTGGTGTGTTGTCGTTACAAAGTCGAACAAGGCGCGGCAGATAACCGCTCTGGGCTATCTGTCGTATTTGCCACGTCCTGGGTTCGCGGTATCTGCGCTTGGGCGTTAGCCTGAAGAATAAATTTTGCCTCACGCTCAAGCTGCGGGTCGAGCCAATCCCTTTTTTGCGGAAGGTCATTGATGATTCGCCGCAAGACCGATTCGACCGATCCAGCAAATGCAATCATGTCTTCGATGGCTCGCGGCTTAGGGATGCGGCTTCGTATTTCGTCTCGTATTGGTGTATTCATAATTCAAAGAGGCTAACAAGTGGATGCTGGCAACGGCGGGAGTTGCCCTGTTGGTTTATTCGGAGTCCAGCGCCCGCCGCGCCAGATCCTTGTCGTTCGGCTTAGAAAGCATGAGTAGCGTCCATGAGATTGTAACCAGCACCAAGATACCCAACGGGAGTCCGATCTTAGCGGTATTGCCTGAGTCCAGACGGGTCAGCACCGATGAGAGAAGAAAGCCCATCTGGAAGGTTACAATCAGTGTCGTGATTAGCCACGCTTTGAAACGTGCCGAACAAAGCGTAGATGGCGATTCCGAGGAATCGCTCTGTTCAAGTTTTGGGGTAGTCATAATGTTTGATTGATGTTGAGAGAGTCACTGAGCCTCGGAACCGCCATTACTCGACGTTCTGGCCATACAATGCAGACAAGATGGCATCGACGCGCCCTTGCGCTGGATCGGTTCCTTTGCGCCGGTGTTCGTGCAGATCCTCGTCCTCCATGAATGGGACTTTCACGATGACTATCAACTCGCCCGCTTCGTCTCGGAGCCATCCCCAATCAGCATGTTTGGATCGGTCATGGGAGAGACGCCCAACCCAGCCAGAACAAGTCGTGAGAGGCAACGCCTCGGAGTTTGTTGGTGTATTCATAGTCGTTATTGGCGTGCCTCCACAAAGGCGTTGTAGCAAAGAATGCTCATTTGCGGCGATCTCCGAGGATTCCAAGCATGGAGGTTGTGCCGCGTTGCCGTGGCATCAAGACCCGCTCTCCGGGTTCGCCGCGATCCCCTCCGCATTGGGCGTGTGTCCCATCCTCGAATCGGGCAAGGGTCATTACATCCGTTCCCACGTATCCCCAATTCGTGCCCTCTTTGACGACCTTCCTGACGATTGCGGGTTCGTCCACGTAGTAAGGCATTACAGACATTGCCTCCAGCCCGAATCCGAAGACTGCTATTGCGGATGCGCAGAGCGCGGCGATTCCAAGGTGTTCAAGTTTCATATTTTATCGGAGTTTGAGATTGGTTCGGAAGAGCTACAACAAGCGGATCGTGGCAACCCGCTCCCGCCCGCCATTTTAGATTTGATCGGGCTTCACTGGTGCGGGATCGGTTGCCACATCCTCGGCGTTCTCGGATAACTTGTTGAGGGCGCGGCGGTGGTGCTTGTAGCGGTTGTCGTGGTGGCATGATCCATCGGAGCAAGTGAAGGTCACGGGGTCGCCTACTCTTTCGAGGTGGTAACACGCCCACACTGAATGCCAGCTTCCGAGAACAAGGCGTCGCACGCCGACGCCGCGAAGTTTTGTGATGATTTTCATGGTTTATTTTCGGCGCGGGTGGACTCGACGTTCGCAGAAATAAGGCCCGCGACGAGTTCGGGGACTTTCAGAGCCAGAACGTCTTCCTGTATGCTCCCATCGTCCGATGTCTTTGCTGCCTCGCCGAACATCTCCCCTATCTGGGTGACGATTCCGTGATAGAACGCCTCGTTCCGTGAGAACTGAGCGGCAGAGTCCATCCATGCGGCAATCCGCTTTGCCACGGCTTCCGCAAGGACAACGTCCATTTCAATGTGCTTGGTTTCATCGTCGCACCAGCATTGGGCGGCGATCTGTCTTGCTTCTTCGATGTATGTCATAAGATAAAATTCTGCGAACAAGGCGGTCCACGGAACGGCTACCCGTTGGACGCTTTGGGTGAAGGTTGAGTCTCAGCCACGGGTAGCCGCGCGTGGCCTTGTTCGTTCGGGGTTAGGGATTGGAGGGCATCACAAATCATGGATTGCAGTGCCTGACGTGCAAACAGAGCTTGATCTTCGCCTCCGCATTCTCGGCAACTTGTCCCATCCGCTATTAGACGCAGTTTCTCCGCCAGCCTGTCGCGCTGCTCGGTGACTGTCTTATTTTCCATCATCAGGGATAAAGCGGTTGTCTCTATATTTGCATATTTGTTTTTTAGAATATCCAGTTCTTCTGCAATCTGATACCAAGATTTACCGCTAAGGCATAGAGCCTTCCATCTTTCGTTTGTGGTTGGTGTATTGTTCATGCTTCCTTCGGGGTTAGGGATTGGAGGGTTGTTTCGGCAAGGTCTTTTGCTGATTGTGGGTCTTCGTGAATCAAATTGAAAACACTACAAAGATTATCCGCCAGCCTGTCCCGCTGTGCGGTGACGGTGGCGAGTTCCTCCTGTGCCTTGGCGAATCCGTAGTCCATAAACTCGCGGGTTCGGATTGTCTCCTCCCGTGCCTCGTCCCGCTCGCGTTCTAACCTTCTGGCGAAGTCTATGCTAACTCTACCTGTCCCAAACTGGGCTTCGTCGGTTTCTGGTGTGTCGCTCATTTCGCGCCCTCCAATGCTTTTTCTGCTTTGATTTGTGATCTATCCCATCCAACTCCGTAAAGGTCGCCGTGAACTTGCCTAATGTATCGCCAGCCAGATAGCATATCGCGCAAAGCCTCCCGCGCCTTGTCCCGCTCGCGTTGCAATGTCTTAGCATGATCCCAGATAGTTCCGTTGGGGTCGCGGAGTTCGCAACCAAGGTCTTTGTTTTGTTGGATGTATTTTGCCTTCCATTCGTCGCGTTCGCGTTTGAGTTCTGCGTTGGTTTCCTTTAGGAATTGCTTGTATGCTTTTATGTCCTCTATGTTGGTTGCTTTTAACGTAGATTCGTCCGTCTCAGGTGTGTCAGTTTTCATGGCTTCTGGGTTAGGGATTGGAGGGCTTGCTGGGCTTTTTCAAATGCTTCTGGCATGGATACTGGCATAAAATCAACGCTGTCAATACAGTTGCAAGATTCTATCAAGTCTTGTAGTGCCTCCGCCAGCCTGTCCCGCTGTGCGGTGATGGTGGAGAGTTGGTGTTTGAGTCTTGTTATGATTTGACTAATGTAACATGCGACTGCAATGATTGTAATGGCTGGGGCAATTATGTCTAAATAGTTCATGGCTTATGGGTTAGGGATTGGAGGGCTTCGGTTGCAACAAATCTAGCTCCGTGACCATTATCGCATTGGAGGTCTGAGTAATCGAATGTCGTAATCATTTGCAACGCTTCCACCAGCCTGTCGCGCTCGTCTAATGTCTGTGCCAGTTTCTTGCCCATGCGCTCGTTGGCATCGTTTAGTTCTCGGCAAACACTCGACATCCTCCATTGCTCCCGTGCCTCGTCCCGCTCGCGCCTTGCTTCTTTTAAGAGTTCCCATGCAGCCAGTTCACATTGAAGGTCGTTCTCAGCATCCGTCTTAGGTGTTGGTTGTGTATTCATGGTTCTTTGTTCGGGTTGGTTGTCCACTTTCTAATCGTGCGAAAGAAAGCTTCTGCGCGTTGGGCGGCGGTTGCGGTAATGCACATATCAAAATCCATTTGTGCTTTTGTTACTCCAGCTTCTCGGCGGATCGCTTTTTTGATTTGTTGCGTGTATTTCTTTGGGAGATTCGGGTCGCCATAAAGCATTTTCTCGGCTTCGTGCATCGCGTTTAAGTCGTTGCAGTAGTCGGGAAGCTGGTGAACGTCACGCGATAGACGCGCTTGTGGCGGTCGCCAGTATCGAATCTGTGAATTTCCCACGTGGGAAATCCATCCGCACGACTCAGCGATGGCGATTCTTTGCGCTTTTGGTTTCATATTTTTGTAGTTCAATATCTCTTTGAGCATCTAGGGCAGATGCCCTGTCCGTGTTTTGTGAACATCAAGGTCGCCCTGCAATCGCGGCAGAAACCGAGAAACTTGCAGAGTTTTCCGAGGTAGTATCGTAGTTTGTATTTCATTGTGATAATTGAATTATAATCGAACAGGTTGATGCGGTGAACGAAGCGTCACCGATCTTGGCTGTTCTCGGAAGAAATTTCCGCAGCCATCTTGTCCATGACAGCTTCAGCCGCCACATGCCCGCGATGTTTCAGCAGTTGCCGGATGCGGTGCTTTAGCTTGTTTTCGCTGCGTTCGAGCGCCTTGGCGTGTTCCTCCATCTTTTCGAGGTTGTGCCAGTCTTGCCAGTTGTTCCGCTTTATCTCTTCGGAGAGAGCGGCGGTCTTGGGAGTTTCGCGGAGTCGCTCGGACAAAGAAGACCGAGAACAAGTCGCCGCACGCAACGGGCTATCACTTTTCAATTTCTTTTTCATGGTCGTTTCAGGTTCGCCCGTGCGTGGGCTAGGCGTTAGCAAGATGAAGTTTCACGTAGTCCATCGCCGCCCGTTTCGCTTTGTCCTCGGAGAGAGGTTCGTCGTTGCAGGAATTGTAAAGCGGCACACTTTTGCCTCTTGCCACCCAATACCAACCTTGCTTCCCGCTGTGTCGGCGAGAATACTCGTAGGCGTTGGCGTATTCCTCCCCTCCCATGTTGAGCGAGTGTCCGGGATGACCGCTGCATACACCCGCAAGCCCTGTCGGACGCGGATTCTTTTTCCATCTCAATGCCTGTTTCATATTTGTTTGGAGTTTTGGGGTTATTCGGTTTCGCTAACAAATCGCCGTATCCAACGGCGGCCAGATCTTTATTTTAGTCGGCGTCCTTTCCGCCGTGGATAGGTTCGGCGTACACTTTTGGACTTCGATGCAAAGCTGTTCGTAAATCATGGTCGCTTTATAAGGGTGTAGTGTGACCCCTCGGGCTTTGAAATTCGCCACGATTCGGTGGCGTTCTTCCGAGAGAAAACGAATGAGGCTGTCCGGCTACGGGGGCGGTACTGTATTCATTTGCTGAATTTTTTTATTGAAATTATACTTTGATAACTAAATGTTCTTTTGAATTGAAAATAGACTCTAATAAATTTTCTAAAGCAATTGAAAGATCTGGGTTATCAAGCAATGGGTTAGGGCTTTTTAATGATTCTTTAATTTTATTTTTGGTTTCATTTTTATCGAAATATCCAATTGAATCAGCTTTTTGGTATTTTTCTCCAAGTTTATTGAACAACGAGTCATTCATAACAAATCTGATGCTTACATCTCCCCGGTAATTTACTTCTACTTCAAGTTCGTTTAGTCGCTTTGGGATAGCGATTATTGCCTTTTCTTTGATTTCTTCTATGATTTTTTCTTGTTTGATGTTGGCTTCTTCTTTTTGCTTATTGAACTTTTCTTTAGCTTTTACAACTAAAGCTTCGATAAGTTGAGATTTAGTGGGTTTAGGTTGTGTTTTTTTGATTTTGTTTGGCAGTATTAGTGTTGTATTCATATCGTTTGATTTTATTTTGTGTTTTATTTGGAAAGAGTTTTTACGAAAGCTTCTGCGCGTTGCGCGGCGGTTGCGTCAAGTAAAGTTTCTGCATCCCATTCGTTACGATTTACTTTTCGCTTTTTTATTATGTTGGCTAAGTGGTCGTTAAAAATACTTCGGAAGCTCCAGTCCATTTCCCAAAGCACTTTTTCCGCTTCGTGCATCGCGTTGAGGTCGCTGAGGTAGTCGGGTAAGTTTTCTACAACGAAGCATTTTTCTTCTTTGCGAAAAAGCAGGGTTTTAACTGGTTCGTATCCTCCTTGGTAACTATTAAGGGAGGCGTTCCACGTTGGGACATCGGCGTATTCACGAGTCCACCCACACGCTTCTGCTATGGCTATTCTGATCGCAGATTTGCTGTTTTGCTGGTCGATCTCTTGCTGGAGTTTGTGCTCTTTGGCCAGACCCATATCATCTTCTTCGGGGAATCCGTTCATGGTTGGTAGTCTTGGTGTATTTTTGTGTCGTGATCAAAAGATTCGTAGATTTCTTTTTTTATTGATTGAATTAATAGTTTTGTATCTTCAATCATTAGTTGCAGTATTAGTATTAGCATTCCTGTTAATGCGAATGTTAGAGTTATCATATTATATTGTTTTGGGAAAGCGTCTCCCCTAGAAATTCTTTATTTAGCCGAGGCTAAAAACCCAGTAACTAGGGAATTCGAATTGCTAGAGGAGACATTTACACACACACTGAGAAAGTGATTGCCACTGGAGGTAGAGGGCGAGCTACTTGCGCCTCACTCATTCGTTCCATCTCCAGCGGCAAATTGATTGCTTCGCCCATGTTCTAGTTAGCATGGCTCAACCTGAGGCTTAGTGACTGCTGCTAAAGTCTACTTATTGCCTACGAAGCAAAGGGGTTTTGGTTGTACAAGTTACGTCTCCAAGAGTGGGATTGCACCATCTAGTATTCACTGGCATACGCCCTTACTGTTTTCACTTTACAACCAAAATTCATTACGTTTTTGAAAGTGGCAGTCTTTGTCAGCAATTGGCGTGTGGAGACGCCTACGTTTTACACAGCAACCAAAGAGCTTATCATACTCATTTGGCTCTTTGCACCCGCTCCGTATCGTGATTACCGGATGCTGACTCACTGACAAAGACCTTTAGATAGCAGCTTACGGCTGCAAGTCGTAACGACTATGCTCAAACGGTCGTTAAGCGTCAGTGTGGGAGGAGTATTTTCTGCGTGGCTGCGAGGGCGCATACTCCATGGATATTTCTCACTCTTTAGCCATGACCTCATTTAAGCACCACATCTCAACCTTTGGTCAGGTCGCTCACGTATCAGACCTCTGCCTACATGCTGTGACTGATAGCTAATCAGTTTGCCAAGGTGGGTTGAATGGGGCTGGCAAGTGTTCTTTTTTACCCTAAGTAAGATCGTCAGGTCATGCCCTCACTGCAAAGGCTGAAATGTGGTGACTGCTTACGCCAGTCAATCGAAGTGATGTTTTTTGTAGGCTCACTTATTTATCCCAGATTGTTTAGAACAAAGTGTTTGGAGCAAATTTGAATTTATGCCATCCAGCTTTGTGCTTTTCTTGCGCAAGTGCTTTGCGTTCTTTGTGATCTTGCAACATGGCTTGATGTTTTTCATGCCTGTCTTGACATTTTTGCGGTGTTTCTTTTGCTTTGAATTGCGGAGTCCATTTTGTTATGAATTCGATTTTATCGCTGTATTTTACTGGGTTTGTCATGATTGAGTTGGTTAAAAAAAGTGGAGATGGGAGAGTTACCTATTGGTAAGAGTTCTGTATTTTCCGGTTTTTGACAATTGGTAAGATAGTGATGAAGGGCTAATTCCGTATTTTAATTTTAGTTTTTTGTATCCGAGTCCAGCTTTGTGATCTGCTCGAACTTCCGCCCATGTTTCATCTGTGTGACGGCTTGCTGATCTTGATGCTTTTTGTGCGTGAAGTCTTCTTTCTTTTGGGCATCTATCCATTGCATTTTCCGATCCTGTTCCTAAGCGGATGTTTTGAGGAGTGTTATTTAGGGAGTTCCCATCAAGATGTCTTGTGTGTATGGAATTTTTTAAAGCATCTTCGCCAAATAGCTGAAAAGCTAGTAGTCGATGCACTTTTACTGGGTAGCGTTTGGAATTACCTATTCCTACGTTGAAAACATAATACGGGATTGGGTTTTGTCCTGTTCCTGATTTTGTGATTTGTAGTTTTCGGGTTTTTCCTATTGCATTGCATACACTTCCATCATTCATTACTCGATAGCCTTTCTTGAACGCTATTCTGATTGCTTCTTTTGTTTTAGACATGTTCAAACTTACTTGATTAAGGGTTTGATGCAAGTCTTAATTTGGAACTGGAGCTGGCGGGAGTCGAACCCGCGTCCACAACACTGTTAAATACATTTTCTACAAGCTTAGTCCTTTCGGACATTGGGGACGCTGGTTAGGCGACCTTCCACCACTCAGTTTTTACGCCGCTGAGTTGCGTTGTTTGCCTTACTGTTTCAGGTCATCCGCCCGAAGGCACGGCGTAGGATGATCTTACCCGGTTTGTTTCCCTTCGTAGAGCGAGCGTTTCGGAGGGCGTGTTTTGCTTAGGCTACGAGAGCAACTGTGTTGCTTCCGAAGTTTCCGCGAATGACGTTGTTGCCATTTGTTTGTTTTGAGCGGCTTATTAAAGAGGCCAGCCGATCAACCTCTACTTGCTTATGTATCCTATCGCGTTGTGTCGAAACCATTACAGCCCCGTAAGATTGATATTGCTAAAAAAAGTGATAGCTCCACCCAAGATTTTGTCAAGGGTGGAGCTAGGTATGATTAGAACGCTACGTCAAGCGATGTTGGAGCTGTGAAAGCTGCGTCCAACTCGTCAAGATCAACGTCTTCAGCTTCTGTGCTGTTGTCTGGACCGACATAGCGAACTTTGGCTTGGATGCGTCCATTGTATTCTTCGTGTTCGATGCGTAGTGCGCATTTCTGATTTACAATTTGTGCAACGTCTTTGAAGGACTCGATGCTGAATGCTTCTTTGACTTGTTTTGCTGTGTTTTGCGCTGCTGCTGGTGTCGAGCAATACATTTCGTGGTTCACGATGCGCGTTCCTGTGTCGCAATCAAGTGCAAGGTGAAGCTTGCCGTTGCGATTACGGCGCATTGCTGCACCAATTACGACTGCATTGTGAATCCCGGGCTTAATAAGTCCGATGAACGGTGCGTTGGTGATGTTAGGTGCTGCTGCTGTTTCGATTTGTTCTGTAGTTTCAGTGTTCATTGTTTTTCCTTTTTGTTTGTTTTAGATTGTGCGTTGTCGTTGTGTCGCACCCCACTGCTTGTTCTATTTCGTATCTTTTACATACTATAACCTCAAGCGCGAAGCGCTCCCGACTAACTCAGGAGTGCGTCGAGTGTAGAGGCGAATTCTTTTGCTGCGGCTTTTTCACGAATGAGCATACCGAAGCGGTTATGAGTGATGCTGTTTTCTACTGCTTTGCGACGGCGAAGCTGTTTTGCATCATTTAAGGTGCATGAAATCACTTTGCGGTTCATGTAGCGTGATGGCGACATGATGAACGTGGTTTCAGGCTCAATGTTGTTATCTGGTGCAATGGTCATGCACGGCAGGGTTTTGACTGGCTCCATCACGGATTTCTCCGTTCTTCCCATTGTCCACATATTGTGGGTTTGGGGATACCAGTAGCGACTTACATCTTGGGATGAGGACTCAGTGCAGAATGCGTTGTGCAGTGTTGTGAGGCGTGTAAGGCGCTCAATCTTCTCTTGCATCCATTCGATGATTTGCTCGCTAAGCTCATTCGGCTCCTGCTTCATGCAACGCTCGATGGTTGCTTTGGCGCTCTCAATGCCTTCGTGGAGGTAGTCCTCGGTGAAGGCTTTGGATTGCGCGTCTCCCATCGTGATGCCGCTCTCAGACCGCTCTATGACGCTGGAAACAGCGCGGAACAGTTCAAGCTCGTCATCATCTTCGGCAAACTTGGATAGATCAATGAAGACTTGATCGTCCTCACGCTGTGGAAAGCAGGTTAGGAACTCTTCTTCTTCGTTCATGAAGTCCACAACTTCGCCGTTTTCGTTCTCAATTGCCAAGTCTGAGCTTTCGCTGAGTAAGTGGTAATCAAGCTGTGAAAGGCTTAATGGAGCCTGATACGCTTCGTGGCCTTCAGGAATACCCTTGTTGGGGTTGTCCTGTGTAAGCTCGTTGTTTGCATCAACCCAATAGCTAGATGGTGTGCATTTTGGATTCAACCTCCAGCCGATGTAAACCAGCCAGACGTTGCCTTGCCATGCCGATGTGTAGCTTGGGAGCCACTTGTAGCATTGTTCAATCTCACCCTTGTCGTTTGTCCACTCAATGAGCGGTGCTTCTAGGATTTGATTGAGGACTGCGGTGTCTCCACCTACAGGCACGATTCCTATGCGCGTAGCGATGTTTCTAAGAGCCCTTGACGGATACTTGTTCAGTATCGGAGCCAAGGAGCCTTGCGAAGCTCCTAGGTTGACGATACGGCCATCTGGGAGCTTCATCGCATAGTAGGCTTCAGCGTGTGCCTTGCCTTTAACTGCTGGTGGCAACTCGTGAATCACCGAATCAACCCATTGGAACCGATCTCCAACCTTTTCCTTTTTAGCCACGGCTAAATTAGCATAGTTGGATGGTGTTTGATGCTTGGATTGTTCTGCTTTCCACGCTTTGCGCGACTTTACCGACTCAACTGCGTAGCAAGCTGCTGCCAGCCTGTCTTCTACGCTTTCAAGTCCTTCTTTGGCACGGTCAATGATGGCAATCTCATCTTTCTCCAGCCCGTAACGGCCAAAGTTGCGATAGATCATCAGCTTTTGCTGCCACATTGCGTTTGCGAGCTGCCGGGATTCGGCAAATTTCGCCATTTCATCAGCCATTGAACTCATCACTGGGTCGTTGGCGATTAGTTCATTCAGTGGCACTCGCGGTGCAAGCTGGATAAACGGTGCTGGTTTGATGAAGTTGCGAGCGAACGCTTCTTCCAGTTGGCACACGATGTCGTGTGGGGTGACGCTATTCTCTGCCAGAGCGTCAATTGCGGCGTTAGGATATGCTGTAACCGATTTTGTCATGTTATCATCCTTTCTATTTTGTCCATACACTCGCATGGACGCTGGTATCTCAAGCGCGAAGCGCTCGAAACCCAGTCCTATCGCCTCTCAGTGTGAACCAAGAGACGAATGGACTAGGCTTTAGTTAGGCTAAATACTGATTTAGGTCGTGGTGCTTCCTTAGCGATCTTAGTAGCAGTAGTTCCTTGGCGAGCTTGTTTCTAAGTGATGGTTTTTTTGGGTTGGTAGCTAGATTAGCTCTAGCTTCTTTTACCATTTGCCTGTGGTGGTGCTTTACGTAGTGGTAGTCTTTTGGACTCATGGGATTAGTGTTGTTGAAGGGATGAACTTGAATGACATTCTGACTTCATCGTAGTCGCAGTTGTCGTTTGCTACGTCTTCATAGTGCCTGTTCCGCAGCCATTTCATTCGATCAAGGATTTGCTTGGCGGTTCTTGATGGGTAGATAATTTCGGGTTTGCCCCATTTGTCAAAGTAGCGTTTTTCAACCTGTATTCTCCATGGATAGTGTGGACTTTGGGTTTCGTATTTCAGATTACCTCTGGGGCGTTTTACCTCTTTTGCTTTGTAGATTTCTTCCATCCGCCTATAGGCTGCGTTTTGGTTTACGCGAACCTTTAAGCGTTCCATTAGATCAAGAAGCATCTCGTATTCAAACGAGTGTCTCCCATCTGAGTATGACGCTTCACCTTTTGTGATGAGCCATTCTAATCGCTTTATGTCTATTATTGGTTTTGTTTTCATAGTGTGTATGTTTTAGTTTGGTTTCCATTCTCCATCTTGCGTTTCGCGGTAGCCGCATTCAGTCACTAAGAACTGTGCGATTTCACGCTCTCCTACGTTGTAGTTGCGGTTGCGGTCATACTGCCCATCTGTGATGAACGTCACGCCCGCGATGGCCGCTTTCTTGATTTCGTGGAAGTTGGGCGGAATCCTTCCCCCGCGATTACCCTCGACTGAGACAAACACAACGTCTTGCGCTGTGTATTCCCCTTTGTTCGCCAATGCTCCCCAAGCGAGCATGTAGGCGTGTGTCGAAGAACGAGCTGATCCCCTGCCTATGAAGCAGGTTGCGCGGTCACTCTTCGCTTGGTCTTTGGCAAGGTAAGGGCTGCTACCCTGTAGTTTCACTTTCATGGTGTGTTTATGTTTTATTGGACCAAACACGGGTTAGTCCTTTCCCGTCTTGACGCACTCGCGTCTTAAAATGTAATTGCTTCAAATCGGTCGTCTAAATGGGTTTGAAGCAACGCTTCAATCTCACACCATTCAAGTTCACCCGCTCCGCATCCGGGGCGTGGGAGCACAATGCGTTGCCAGCGGAACTTATCTGCCATTTCGACAAGCTGCTTTGCTGATTCGGTGATGATTTCATGCTTAGCTTTACAAGCCCATCCCGGTATTTTTTCGCCAACCTTGAATTTGGATGCCATGTGTCCAACCGCATTACTACCATCAAACACTCCGAAGATTGGTTTGACGGGGAAGGCGACAAGACAGCACGATTCCGTTGCCTTTCCAATGATCATGGCTCTATTTCCATGCTTGGCTATTAGTTGGCCGTATTTGAACTGGATTCCCGGCCAGCGCTTGACTGCTTCTGCCGCGCATCCTCTTCCCATTACGCACGATCCATCCGACTTCGTAAAGCCGTTGGTGGTGATGCAGATTGCATCGCATTCCTGATCGAACAGGTTTCCTTTAATGTTTTTCATAGTGTGTTTTAGTCAGGCTAAATGCACGTAGCCTTTTCGTGTTTGACCTTTCGGTCGGAGAATCTTATACGTTCATCATGTCCGATGAACAACCACCCACTCAATCGTCTCAGGATGCCCCACAAGCGGCTCCTGAAATGCTTCTGTCACGTATGCCTCACAAGAAGGTAAGGGACTCTGACTGGCCTGTCATACGCTCTCTTGCTGAGAAGGGCGTAACCTATGGAGAGCTCGCTAAGAACTATGGTGTCACCGCCCAACTCATTCGCGCTCGCTCCTGTAAAGAGAAATGGCTTACGAAACAGCGTTTAGCCATGACTAAAAACGAGACTATCGCTTCCGATCCTGCCACTGCCGCTGTATTAGGCTTGTGGGAGACAAGGCAACAAGACGCTCGTGAACAAGTGTATCAAGGCGCTCAGAAAGCTCTCGCTCGCTTTTTCGCTATGTCACCTGTCCCACAAACTTTTGCTGAAGCCGCAACCGCTAATAAGCTAATGAAGGACGCAATTGATCCCTCAGGCTCCACTCCCTCCAACGGCTCCACAACCGTAAACATCCTTGCAACTCAAGGCTTTTCACCTCGCCCGACCATCGACATCTAATCCTTAGTAATCCACTCAAGTTACTTTTTTAACTTTTATGCTTTACTTTTTTCTCCACTCCTCCTTAAAATCGAAGAGAGGAAGACAGTGAATAGAATATGTAGCCAAACCTCAGATTTAGCCCATTCCTAAACCCTACGCTCACCATTCCCCAAAATGAGCCCAAATCACCCCAAAGGAGCCCTAAAGACCCCCAAATCAACCCTAAAGGCATCTCTGAGAGATAAAAGCTCACAAAAGAATGATCTCTGAGGTATAAAAGCTCTTAAAGCTCTCCGTATGAGAGGGATAAAGCGGTTAGAAGCTTCAGATAAGGTAACAAAGTTTGATTGTTATTATCTTAATAAAGCATCAAGCGAAGCCCACAACGGAGATTAAATACAATAAGACCACAATCGCCGAAGGCAACCCAACGATTGAGTGCGGAAAAACAATCTGCCGGTATGATGGGGATGGGAAGTGAGAGGTTTCTCTAACTCCCGAATAAGAGCCACCGATCAGTTACGACCGATGGCTCTGGGTTCGAGTGTTAGAGTTATTAGTCAGGATCAATTCCTGACCATGTTTTCTTATAGTAGAAGGCTTCATCGTCTATATCGTCAAAGCCGAGCGCTTCCTTTTCCATCGTGCTATAAATAAGCGATGATTCCAGGTTTAACCCTTCGCTAACGCCAGTGAAGAAAACTAACGATCCCCTCAACTTAATGAGGTAAGACTCGTCAATCTTCTGATCGAATACATCGCGCTTTGTTTCAAGATCGCTGATGTCATTTTCTATTTCTTCAATCCATTCGAATACGATGGTTTGGAGGGTTTCTAGTTGCTGCATTGTTTTCATATGTGTATTCCTCTTCCTGAGGGCTCAGTGGAGACCAGCGAGCTGGGAAGATGCCTGTTGTGCGGTCAGGCTCCGCAAATGAAAACCACCGATCATTCACGACCGATGGCTCTGGGTTCGAGCGTTAGACCCTATCGTAGAGGGACAGGAATTCACGAATGGTTCTGGTGTAGGTTTCCCCGTCCTCCCGGTATTTGACTCCGAGGTTCCAGTTGGCCACCCAGACCACCGTGCATCGCCTACCGCTATTTTTGGCTACATATAGCCCCGGAAAAGCCTCAACAGGCTCAGGAGCAATTGTAGCCGCCTTAGCGATTACTGACATCGCGTGGTCAACCCACGCTTCGTCATAAACAGATGGCCAAGCGCTCATGGGATAATGCTCCTTTCGATTGGAACATTTCCTTTCATCCCCGTGTCGGCCCACGCACAGAAGCGCAGGACGATCAGGCCGACGACGATCCAAAAGATCGCCACAACTATTGTTAGTATTATTCTCATACTTGTATCCAATCAATCCCGATTGGGCTGAGGACTTACGCACGGCTATACCGTGCTGCCCCAGTGGAGGGATTAGTTGATAGTTACTAATCCGTTGACCTCAAGGGCCAACAGTTCTTCATGGCTTAAGTGCCATGTTTTCCCCATGTTTGGGGGGCGACCGATCAGGGCTTCGAGCTGCTGCTCGTCCTCATCGCCGCAAAATGCGGCAATGGTTTTGTTTCCAGACTCCAGCTTGATGCCGTTTCCGGCAGGAGATGGCAGGAGCGAAGGTGCCCAGATGTTTACGTATACTTCTACTTTCTTCATATGTGTGTCTTTCTATACAGCCTCGATATCCTGCGAGGAGTCAGGCCAGCGCGTTCAACGCTGGGAAAGTGTTTAGATACAAACATAATTGTTTAGGCAGTGCTCTACGTTGGTGTAGGAGCAGTGCAAGGTGGTATCACTACATGAGGCTATCACTACCGAGGGGCCACGGGGGGGGTAGGCGCTGACCAACTCGTTTCACTCAACGCACATGACTGAAAGGGTTCTTCGTGAGGAAAAAAAATAAAACTTCGTGGGGAAAAAAATAAAACCAAGTGAGGAAAAAATAAAATTTTGCGGGGAAAATAAAGTGTTTGACGGCGAGTGTTGTGGGTTGGTATATGGTTTTAGCGCGGTGTTGAAAAGGTATCATGCGAGCCTCATAAGCTTGAGTTACGAGTTCGATTCTCGTCTGCGCAACCAATTTAAATTATGAGTGTTAATGGTAATGCTGTGAGGGGGCCTGTTGTTTGTGGGATGGAGTTTCCGGTGGGGAGTTCGGAGATAGATGCTAATTTGTGGATGTTTTCGAGGGGAGAGATAAGTCCTAATCAGAGATTTGATTGTTTTAAGAGGGCGGTTGATTTGGCGTTCAACTGTGAGGGGAGTATTAGGGAGGTTGTGTGGAATGAGTGGACTGAGTGGATTGTGAGGGAGTTGATAGGGGATTGGTCGAATCATCAGTTTCTTAGTCTTGCTGGTTGTTCTTCGTCGGGGAAGAGTGATGCGGTTGCCTTGTATGGCTTGATGAGTTATTGGAGTCGGCCGACGGACACTTACTTTATTGTAATGAGCACGACAAAGTTGTCGGCGCGGGGGCGGATATGGAAGAGTATCAATCAGTTTTGGAGTCAGGCTGTTGAGAAAGGATGTCCGGGCAAGCTGATTGATTCGGATGGATACATTAAGGGGATTAACGCCAAGGGGCAGTTAACGAGGAATAGTGGTATCATTTTGATGGCGGCTGGGGGAACAGAGGCGGCAACGGCTTGTAAGGACTTGCAGGGCTTAAAAAATCCTAACTTCTTGGTTGCGGCGGATGAGTTTGCTTACTTGGGTGAGGGGATATTGAGAACATCTAGACAGAACCTTACGTCGAATGAGCGGCTAACCTTTTGTGGGATGAGTAACCCGGATAGGATTAGTGATTCTTTTGGGGATTTGAGTGAGCCAGAAAATGGCTGGAAGTCGATTACAGAGGAAGATGAGAGTTGGAAGACGAAGTATGGAAGGTGTATTCGGTTGAATGCTGAAAAGAGTCCAAGGATTATGAATCCTGACTTGGTTGATGAGAGGGGTAGGCATAAGTATTTCTGGCAACCCAATCAAGAATTGTGCGATTTGGTTGCGGAGGAGCGGGGCGGCAAGGATTCTCGTGGTTATTACCAGTTCATTAAAGCTTTCTGGTGTCCTGACGGTGCAACAAATTCCATTTATTCAGAGCTAGAGTTCTTGAATCATGGGGTATTAGATCAAGATGAGCCTGCATGGGATGACAGGCCAATAGTTTTGACGGCTTTGGATGAGAGCTTTTCTAGGGAAGGGGATAGGTCATTCTGTGCTTTTGCTCGATTAGGCAAGGTTAACAGTGTTGACCATTTGCATTTTTGTTATGAGGGCGCTTTAGAAGAAGACGTAAACAACAAAGAAACACCGCATACATTCCAGATTGTAGATCAATGGATGAAGCTGGCGGGGGATTTTGGAGTTAATCCAAACCACGCTATTATGGACAACACTGGTGGAGGTCAGGCATTTGGCCACATTGTAGATAAGCTATGGAGTCCAGCCGTTCAGAAAGTCAACTTTCAAGGAAAAGCTAGTGACAGAACAGTTGTGTTTCGAGAGCAGAACACGCCTTTCTACAACAAGAATAGTGAATTGTGGATACAGCCAAAGGAGTTTATTCGAGGTAGACAGATTAGTGGATTGTCCAAAGAAACAATGGCCGAGTTAATTGAACGTGAGTATCACAAAAAAGAAATAAAGGCACTAAGGGTTGAAAGCAAAGAAGAAGCAAAGAAAAGACTCAAAAGAAGTCCTGACCGCGCTGACGTATTCAATATGCTTGTAGAAAAAGCAATTACGCTAGGGCGCTTTAATAGTTTTGAAGTCAAGCAAGTTGCGCGTATGGTGAATAATGGGTGGGCTAAAGCAGGAGCAACAAGAGCTCTCGGAAGTTCATGTGGTAGGAAAATGAGAATTGGATAAAGATATTCTTGACAACTTGGTTGAATTAAGAGATTCAATCAGCAACTTACTAATTTTGATTTAGGAAATATGTTCTAAGAACATCTGGCAGGTAAATTAAATTCAACAAGAAAAATGGCTCTATTTTCAGATACGGAACAAGCTTTGGACGATCTCAAGTTGCTTGATGACGAAACACTAGAAGCGCCACCAGAAAGAATAAGCACTCCTGAAGCTGCTCGTGGAATCTTTAGGAAGATGGAATCTGATGATGAATCAGGTTCCTTTAATCGCTCGTTGGTTCAGGGCTTAATGGATTTCATTCCTCCGCATGATGAAGAAGAGCTAGAGAACAAAGGGCAGTCTGATAGGTTCAATATTACTACAGGGGAAGGACCGGCAATCAAGAACGAAGCTGTTTCAGCCTATCTTGATATTTACGCCAATCCAAAAACTCTGGCGGAAATTCCTCTTTCAAAAGAAATAGATGAGAACTACGCTGATACGTGGTCTCAAATTATGGCTGAAGAGTTTACTACGATGGATCGTAGCGATGACAAAAGCCTTCCGTTGCATTTGCAGTTATCAGACACTTATGTCACTCATGGAGTTGGAGTTGCTTTCTTTGACGATAAGCAAACGATGCAATACTCAGTAGCTGGACTTGATAAATTCAAATTTCCAAGAAGCACTGGTATTGTTTCAAGTGGCGTTGAGGTTGCAGCAGCTTCAGGAACAATGACTGTAACTGATTTGTATGGGAAAATTGGAGAAGGCGCTCTTGATGGATGGAATGAAAAAGCCGTAAAAAGGGCTATTGTTAACACTACATCCAAAATCAAAAGCCAGACATGGGGTAACTGGGAGCAAGTCCAGCGAGACATTAAATCTAATGAGGTTTATGTTTCCACTGTGGCTGAACCAGTCGAAGTTATTTTCCTTTGGGTAAAAGAATTTAATGGAAAAATTAGTTTTTACATTACCACATTAGACGCTGCTGAAGGAGGAAAGGGCAAAGAAGAATTTTTGTTTAAGCAACGTGATTTCTACGATTCCGTTGACGAGGCTTTTCAGCTTTTCACCTTTAATGTCGGCAATGGTGGACTTTTGTATACAGTTCGTGGTCTTGGTTATCTCATTTACCAGCTTTGCACTGCAATGGATGTAATGCACTGTAAGCTTCTGGACAATGCTAGGATTGGATCATCGCTTATTGTTCAACCTTCAAGCGTTGAAGACCTTCAGGATTCTCAATTGATTGATGCTGGCGGCTTTATTTGTCTACCTCCAACAATGAAGATTCCAGAGCGGCAGATGAGCCAGAACTTGAACAACTCATTGATTCCTGCAATTGAAGAAAGCCGAAGGATTTTGAATCGCGCCACTGGTGGTTTGGCTTCTGGTAACATGGTAATGAATCCAGAGCAAGATCGCAGAACGAAGCTAGAAGTGAGTTCGCAGCTAGATTACATTAACAAGCTGAACAGTTTTGCAATCAATCTTTTTTATGGCCCGTATGATAAGATCATGAGGGAGAAAGTTAAACGTGCTTTCACTGTCAGGCAGAAAGACAAGCAAGCTAGGAAGCGAGTTAATGAAATGAAAGCTCGGTGTGTTGCTCGTGGTGTTCCTGCTGACATCTTTAGTCAGATTGATTTCAAGCGAGTTAAAGCAACTCGGATTATTGGAACAGGTTCTCGTGCAAGTCGAATCATGTTGCTTGACCAAGTTCAGCAACTCTACTCTACATTTGATGCAGTTGGTCGTTCCAACTTTGAATATGATTACCTTGTTGAGCTTTTAGGAGTTGATAAGGCGGAGCGATACACAGGGAAACCAAATGAGAAGCGCCTTCCTTACGACTTCAAGATTGCAGAGCTTGAAAATATGGAGCTTCTTGAGAGTGATTACATTGCTCCTACGGATGGAGAGAATCATATGGTGCATCTATCTGCTCACATTCCGGCTCTTGAAGCAGGTTTGGAAGGCGTTGAAACTGGTGAAGTTGATCTGATCGAATGGACAATGAAGTATCAAATGCTCTACAAGCATTGCGTTGACACATTGGCAGTTACTACTGTCTATAAGGGTATTCAACCTGAATTGAACAAGTATCAAGAACTGGTTCAGCAAATTGGCGAGATTGTCGTAAATGGCATGAAAGCAATGGAGAAAAAGGTTAGAGACGGTGAAATGGAAGATCCACAGAAAGCTCAAGATGGAATGAGTCCAGAGGATACAGCTCTACAAGCCCAAGCAAAAGCAACGCAAGCAAAGCTTCAAGAAAAGGATATGCTTCATAAGCAAAAACTCCAACAAATGATGGAGGCTCATGTAGCCAAGCTTCAGATGATTAAAGAGATAGGGGCTCAGACGCAAGTTCAAGCAGCTCAAAAAGCAATGTCTTCAATCATTACAAGAGACGCTGAGACACAAGCAAAAATGACTCGTCTTAAGTCCACGCAAATTTAGTCCTGACTAAAAATGAATCTTACATTTACTGAAATCGAAAAAGAGCAACTAGCTCATTTATTTAATTCTCCGCTACTGCATCGTGGCATTCAACTTTCTCTTATGGAGATTGGTAGGAAAAAGTCTGGTTCAGAAACCATTGAGCAATCTGCCTTGGCTTTCCATTATCAAGAAGGCGCTCGTGATGTAATTGCAACTCTATTTGGATATGCGGATATAAAGGCGAACCCGCAAGTCCTGCCTAAAAGATTGATCCATCGCCAGTAAAACAAAGAAAACACAATGTCAGCAACAACAGAAAAAACGTCGGAAGAAATTATGACCGGAGGCCAGAAATGGGCTGATCCAAGTATTGGAGGAATCAATGATGCTTTTGAAAAGCTCTTTGATAAGCAGGAAGGCAATGCTGCGTCCTCAGAACCGCTTGAGAAGGAGGCAGCTCCTGCGCCTACGAAGACTCAAGAGAAGGAAGCAAAGCCCTCTAGCGAAGTCGTGGAAGACAAGAAAGAGGCAAAGGAAAACGATATTAAGTTTGATGACGATTTCCTAGAGGCAGAAACCCCTCCGGTTAAAGAGAAGACTGAAGAAAAAGTTGGTTTTGACGAAGAATCATTTGATAAAGAAACAGATGAGGCTGTGCAGGGCATGGAAGCTAAGGCTGGCGACAAGTTCAAAGCTTTGCGTAATGAGCTTAAAGAAGCCAAGCAGAATACAATAAGCCCAGAAGTTCAACAAAAACTAAGTGACTTGGAGCTAAAAGCTTCGGAGGCTGAAGGTTTGAGACAGCAAATTGCTGAACTTTCTAACCAAAGCGCAAAAATTAAAGTTGAAACATCTGAAGAATTCAAAAGGGAAATCAGAAAGCCTGTTGATGATCTTTATGATAAGAGCGAAGAGCTCGCTAAATTGTATGAAGGTGATCCCCAAGTGCTGTGGTCTATTATTTCTGAGGGTGATCGCAAGAAGCAAAATGAACTAATCAAGGAACATCTTAGTGAGTTTTCAGATTATGATAAGTCTGAAGTTTATCGCATTAGCCAAGACCTTACAAGACTTCTTGGTAAGCGTCAGGAAATGCTTCAAGATGCTGAAAAATACATTCAGAAGATTGAAGCTGACCGTGTAATGCAAACTGAAAAAGCATTGGGAGAAAACAGGAAG